ATATATTACTAATATATATATATATATATAATACTGTTCCTAGGGAACTTAATTTATTATACACGATATTTTATAGTTTGTCAAATCCTGATTGATATGCCTTATTTGACTTAAACTAAATATGTGGTATACTTAGTGAGGGTACTATTATACCCTATTTTTTGTCAAGGAGCAAATATGGCTTACCTTTGTTGCGTGTGTGACAATTACACAAAACCAACAAGTAAATTTTGTAAAAATTGTGAGGTTATCTACAAGGCGGTAGAATTTGAAGATTGGTTTATTGAGTTGAGTAAACTGATGCAGAAACAAAGAAACATTGATAACATGGAAAAATACTCGCTCAATAGCAACGCAGTATTTAATATGGAAACAAAATCAAAAAAGATAGCGGGTAGACCAGAAACACCGCCAGTAATTAAAGAAGTTATTTTAAATATTAAAAAAGATAACAATGCTATATCTGTAAGAAAAATTGAGAAAATTTGTAAGAACTCGGGTATAAATATTTCACGAGAAACCATTCGAAGAATACTGACACAAAATTAAGCAATACTATTAGAGAGATATTTTTTTTTTAGGAGGATTTATGGGAATAACGGTACCCAGTTCAACACCAATAGTTTTAGCCGCTGATACTATTAACGGCGAGTATTATCAAAAATATTTATTAAGCAACACAGATGGGGATGCTATCGGTACAAACGCTAATCCTGTACAAGTAGCAATTCCTGTGAGTGGTTATTCCAGTGTAATAAACGTATATCAAGGTACTTTTATTCCTACTGGTGGTGTACACATATCAGACTTGACAGGAACTGATTTTACAGAATTAGCAGATGGTCAAATAGCCACCGCGCGTTTAAACAATAGACGCGCCTTATTTACAGTAAGCGATGGTCAGGTTACAACACTAAATACAAGTGCTACTAATAACTACCACGACATAGTAGTTACTTCTGGTTCCTTTTCACCAGTAAGTAATTTCCAGCCCGCCTACAGTCAATTTTTTCAATATACTAATCAAAATAATCTTAGATACGTTTATGCGCCGTTATCAAAATCGGGCTGGAAACGTACCTCTGTTTATATCAAACATAATTTTGTTGATGCAAATACAGGAACTGCAAGCGACCTTCAAGTTACTTTTTACGCTGACTTCGGGCAACTAGACGATGATTTTCCAATCTATAACACAGTTATCTCAGGTATCTTAAACCAATCAGCCTCTAGAGCGTTTGTGTCTTATACCACATCCGGTTCATTGAGCGAGGTATATATGCCTCAATTTGATTCTCCTTTAGCGGGTGTTATTATCGCTATTAGCCCACCGACACAAGTAAACGGTACTTATGAAATTTATGTATCTAAATCTGCTTAAGGAGGATGAATGGAAAATGAACCCTTAGCACAATCTGACATGGACATGATGAATGAACCGCCCGAGGATACCGAAACCACAGAGCCTATGGACTCTGAGGAATCTCCCGAATTATCAAGCCGACAATTAACTCTTGTATACGACTTAATTTCTGTCGTAGAGGCTTTTGGTCAATTTGGTAGAGGTATTGACTCCGAGGGCAGTCATTATACGCCCGCTGAAGCGAACCCATTCAAATCAACGGGTTTAATATGCCGGAATTGTGCTTTCTTTTCTGAAGATAGCGGGGCATGTGCTATTGTTAGTGGTAACATAGAGCCAGAAGCTATTTGTAAATTTTGGGTAATTGAAAACGAAGACTTAGGTATTGAAAGTGAAGACTCAGAAAACGAACAGCAATTAACCGAAGCCGCTAGTTATAAGGGTATTAATTTCTCACCACCCCTTGGAGTCCGTGCCGCTGCAAAGCGTGGCTTGGCTTTACACGAAAAAGGTTTATCTGGCGATGGTTTGGAATCAGCCACGGTTCTGTGGGCTAGTAAGTATGTTCGCGGTGAAAAAGTTAGCCCAGAGCGGGCACGCATGGGGAACCGATTTTTCGGTAGAAATTCCCGTTTTCAAGATGCCCCAAAAGATTCCCCAGCATGGGTTTCATGGTTACTGTGGGGAGGTTCGGCTGGTAAATCGTGGTTTGCTAAATTGGTTAACCAGATGGACTCGGACAGTGACAATAAAAATAAATCTACTTCGGAAAATAAAGAAAATATGACTAACACAAATTCACCTGAGCATACAATTGCTTCGATGCGTGGTAAGCTTACGCTTGCTCAAGACTCGGCAAATCCATTGTTAAAATCGGTTGAACTTATTTTAACTGACTTTGAGGCAAACGCAAATAATGAAGGCATTCCTTTAAGTGAGGCGGAAAATATTATCCGCACCGCAAAGTTTACACCATTAAAAATTGCTATGTCAGAAGATTCATACGCCGGTCACAAGGGCGCAATCCCGATTGGCCCAATCACAGATGTATGGCAAGACACCTTTGACGGTAAACCTGTAATCAAGGCACGTGCTATGATTTGGGGTGACGAGTTTAAAGATGTTTATTCTGTATTAAAGTCACAAGCAGCCGAGCGAGATTACGTCGGTACTTCTTGGGAAGTTTACTATCAGGATGTGGCAAAAGATGGTGGCATTAACTGGTTGCAGAATGTTACTTTTGCGGGCACCTGTATCGTAGACACCCCTGCTTATGGCGAGCGTACTAAACTTTTAAGTGTTGCGGAAACGCGCCTGAAAGAACTAGAAGTTACTTTACAAGAACTTCAAACAAAATTAACCGAACAGGATGTGCTTATCAATGAACTCAAAAATGAAAACACCAACCTCCAAACCCAAGCAGAAGCCGATGCCAAAGCCAAAAGGCAGTCGGTACTAGTAACCAAGTTACTGAACGCAGGATTTTCTTCGAATAAAATCGCAGAAAATTTAGAATTTTATTTAACACTTGATGAAGCTGTGTTCGATAAAATTATTACTGACTTCGTACAAAATCGCTCAGAATCTTCGGATAAAACGCCGAGAAATCCCGTTATTCCTGAATTTCTGAACGGTAATAAAGCATATAATGACCCAAAAGTTCTTGCAAATGAACTTAAAAACTTTTTAAAGAGGTAAACAAAAAAAAATGGCTGTACTTGTATCGACATTACGTTCACGTCAAGGTGTTGCCGCAACATCTATTATGGAAGGTCGTGCCGTGGTTGTAGGTCAATCGGGGGTTCGCAATGACCTCCCTAACGTGACTTACGCTGCTTCGGGGGCAAGTGTTGGCGTTTACGTCGCATTCTTCCCGCCCGATAACTTTCCCCGCCCTACAATGAGTGACTGGTATACAGCACCGTTTAAAGTTACTACTGACTTGAATGAAGCTAGTATCTACGGTGACCCAACCCTCACACAAACTTGGTATTTGGTACCTCGGTCACAATGGAGAGAACCCACTGTATTGAGCGGTGAGCTTGTTGCTTTGCATCATGGCCGCATTGGTATTACCGAGAACTGTTTCTTTGATGACGCCAATATTCGAATTCCGGGTAGCAAGATTAAAGTTGCAGCTACTGGTAAGTTCGCTTACACAACGGATAACGCAATCACTATTGGTGAAGTTGAGAGATTCGACGACCTTACTGGTACCCTTTACATTATCTTATATTAAACGGAGCTAAACACACAATAAAATGGATAGAGAAATCGCATTGAAAAAGGCTCTTGCTGAACAAATGTCAACAGCAGGGACATCGCCACAAGGTAAGTCGGCCTTTGCTCAAACCTTAATTGAGCTTGTTGAGCCAAATCACCTTGCCCTTGACTTGTTCCAGACTTTTATGCCTACTGTTCAAATGAATTTTGGCGACACCGTTATTAAGCGTGTGCGTCGCGGCCGTTATGCCGTACAGAGCATGGTGCCCGGAACAAATCACCTCGTATCCCAACCTACGGATGTTCAAGATTACCACACGTATATATTCGACCGCCTCATTAGTGGTGTGCGCGAAAGTACATGGAATCTTCGCCAAGGCGACATCACAACCGTTGAAATGATGCGCCAGCAATTGCAATGGGACTTAACTGACAATCTTGTTCAGAAAGTGTTCTCGTTGCTTTCCTCGGTTTGGAATTCGACAGACACACCAAGTAATTATGTGCAAACAAGCGCAATTACATATCCCGCATTGGATACCCTCATCGAAAACGTTATGTATTCCGCTGGGGATGTCAAAGCCATTATCGGCACACGCCGCGCCCTTCGACCAATCTACGAGTTTGCTGGGTGGCGTGAGTGGGCTTATATGGATGGTAACGGCAAGACTGCTTTCCCTGTAACTCCTAAGTTGCTTGAATATTTGGATACTAACCGAGTTTCAACTTACAAGGGCGTTCCCTTGATTGAAATTCCGCAGGTGTTCGCCCAGAAATTGCCTAACTTACGGCAGGCCTTGATTCCGGAAGATAAAATCATCGTGGTTGGTAAGAATGCGGGTGAAATCCGTTTGTACGGTCAACCCGATTATCAAGATTTCACCGACATGACTATCCAACCGGCAGACTATGTCTTGCACAGCTGGATTCAATACGGTATGGTGATTGACCTTCCCGAAAACATCGGCGTCATTAAAGTAACGGGCTAATTTAAAGAAAGGATAGGGGGGAGTAAAATCCCCCCTCATAAGGATGTCAGTAAATAATATTTTTGAAGACCTCGAAGACCAAGTTATTGCACGCTACGCTAAAGTACCTCTCTACATGGTAGGTGGTCAAAGATTAGACCCGCACGACGCAAAAAAGACAATACCTTGGGTTTTAGAAACAGAGGCAGATAATTTTCAATTTTCCACAAAAACAAAAAACTTTGTTTACGAAGATGAAGTTATTGAGGTATACTCAAAACTTGATTTAAGTACTTTTTTACGATTAAATAAAGGTCTTATCGAACAAGGCTTGCTTAAAAAGTATGAGGGTGAAAAATCTTCGGTTAATACTTCGGAGATGATACCCGACGTAGAGTTGATGGATATTGCGAATATTCGTGCAAACGACAAATTCGTAGAAGAAATTAATCAGATTAACAGCGACTTGACGCTTAAACGACTTAAAAATATTGCTACCGACGCTGGTAAATCAGTAAAGAAGATTTCTTTAATTGATGCCAGAATCGAGGAGCTTTTAAATGGGGATAATTAATCTTAACGACATATTAAAAATACGTCAACAAGCCGAGCAATTTTTACAAAGTACGTGTACCTTACTAAGGTTTACGGGTACTGTTTCTATTGACGGTGAAATATCTTCGGGGTATGCAACCCCAGTTACTATAGCCTGCCGTATCATCAATCGGTCAGGCGACGTTAAAGAAAGTGTTGCCGCTCAGTTCCGTGCTATTCAACAATCAAGTACTCAACAACTGTACCGCCTACAGATACCCTACGCTGTAGACGTTTCTATTAGAGATAAAATTATATATAATAATAAAACGTATTTAATTAAATACGTACCGATAAAGCACGAGATGATGGGGGCACAGATTATCTTTATCGAAGAGGTAATTTAATGCTTTTTAATTTAAGAGTAGAATCTCGCTCTAAGCAGTCTGAGCTGGCTGAGGTAAATATCGCACAGTTTATTGCAAATGTAGTACCCCTAGTTTCGCGCGAATTTAAAAAACGTGCCTTGTTAAACTCTCAGCAGTTTATTGAAAAATACCCTGCAATAGCCAAATCAATAACTACCATGAATTATGGCGAGTCAGGGTTTCGCTTATATGCAGATAATCCGGAAGTGTTTCCGTCAAAGTCATTTACATATACAGATAAAACCGGTAGAGTAGTCAATAAAAAAAATTATTGGAAAAGTTCACCTATTAAAGCTTTGATGCAGGAATTTGGATATTACCCAACAAATGAATATGCCAAAAAACGTTGGAGTGACCACAAACCAAACGAAAAAGCGAATTCTAACATAGCCAGAAACAAAGGTTATTTAAGAATTGCGATGATTACTGCGGCGGATTCTTTAGACTCGAACCAAAAATTATCTGCTAGTGATTTTAGTGTTAATGCAAACCCCGATAATTATATCTCGATTATTGAAGAAATTATACCGGTAAAACTGCAAAAATTACTGACTGCTTATGTTACGGGTCGGCAATTACCCAGCTATTTGCGTGGGATGGCTTTAGAAGCTTCGCAACGAATGAGTAAGAATATCAGTAAATTTGGTCAAGTAACAATGGCTAGTGATACACAAATTAACATTGGTGTTTCAGCACTTACAGAGTTTAAAGGTGCTAAAGAAGGTATTGAAGCTGGTAATATATACAACTATGAAGAGGCTCATTTAAGAAATCGGCTATCTCGAGGTAGCGATAATAATTATCCAGCAGAAACTTGGAGCAACTCTCCTTTTGATTAAGATTACAATAAATGGGTGGTACGGTTAATATATGCACGACCCAAGATTTTACGCAAATTTATGGAAGATAATTGGGCGTTCGTTAAGTGGGGTTTATAATACATACAGTGGAAGAATTTATTATCAAGCGGCACCTATTCATACTGAGTTTCCCGTACTTGTTTACCAAACACAAATAAATCGTTCGCACGCTGTACTTATGCTAAATGACTCCTATTGGGAGGGTTTAGTCACATTTCGTTCAATATCAACTTCGCTTAACGACGCTCAAGAACGCCTGACAACTCTTGTTGAAAAGATAACTAGTCAACAAATAGTTACGCTTAGTGGATTTTCATATCCATTTAGCCTACGCTATATTGTAAATGATGTGCCGAGTTTCCCTGTTGAACGTATCAGTGAAAGCTATATATATACAGCGGCTATAACAATGGAAACAAACGTGTTCCCTAATAACTAATAGGAGAAATATACACAATGGCTATGATTCGTGGTTTGGATGGTTGGCTTAAATTACGTGTGAGTGGTGGCTTGAACGAAGCACAGTACGTCAACGCACGGTTTATTTCACAATGGCAAGCAACTGTCAACACGCAAGTTGTAAAAGTTGGCCCATATCTTAATGATAACGGGCGCACATATTCGTTCACTACTTCAAGAAATATCACAGGTACCTTTGATGTTAACTTACCTACAGTGCGTGAAGACATTCATACAGCACTGGTAACAGCTGCTACTAGCGGTATCGACGTCGGTTTACGGTTGATTTCAAAAGGCGGGTTTACTTGGAAGATTCCTTCCGGTATTATTTCCACGTATTCGGTAACGAATAACGCAACGGGGGTTGTTACCATGACATTCAATTTTGAAGACAATGGTGGTTTTTCGGTTGAACCGACTAGTGACAGTGAGAATAGCGACCCAGAGAGCTAAACTCTTGTTCATATCCCCCTCAGCAATGAGGGGGATACATTTTATTAAAAAAGGAAACAGAAAATGATTGTAGATTTTATGGCAGGTCAAGGTGACTATTATGATGATGTTAACGACTTTTTATCCGATGACCAGACCGTCGAAGTTGACGTGCAAGTTAAGGGTATGAAAAAACGTTTACGTATCCGCGCCTTATCATTCGCACAAATGGAAAAAATCAATAAGTTAAGTCAAGATGATGGAAAAGTTGACAATACTTTATTCGTTATATTTACTCTAGTAGAGGGCATCGTGCGACCAAAATTTAATGAAGCGCAAGCACGTAAATTGTTGGACGCTCATGGGGAAACGGTAAAAGAACTTGCAGAAAACATTTGGCAACTTGGAAGAATTTCAAAAGCGTCTTTCGCAGAGTACATGCAATCAATACAGGAACTTAAGTCCATACCTGACGTTGAGTGATTACTTCGGAGTACACTTAACGGTTCTTTTTGCACAATCTATTTATGAAGAATACGCTCAGTGGGTTTCTATATTTATGCCAAAAGATAAAATAAATATTTTACACATTAAGAGAGCAAGTTCCATAACAATTACAGATTTACAAATACTCTTAAAACTCCGCACGCTCGCAATACAAAATGACATTCGTGAAAAGAAGGATAAATTAAAGGAAAAAGAAGCACAAGATATTAAAAACGAGGAGGTATTAGTACAATCTTTACTGTAAGATTGTAACATAATATGGCTAATAGAATCTACATTGAGTTTGCAACAAACGCCCCCGAAGTAGCCGGTAAAGTTGCAGATTTACAAAAAGTTATAAACAACATAGCAACACAGCAACAGAATTCGCGAGGGGCTTTTACTTCTAGTGCTAGTAGTGCCGTGTCAAATTCGTTAAGTAATCTTAACGCATCTATTGGTGGTGCGGTCGGCGGAGCCTCTGCTAAAGAGGCTATTGAGCAAAGTTTAAAAACTCAACTTGAATCTATTATAGCTAGTAAACTTCCCGAAACAATAAAGACAGCCGCTAAGTCTATTTTAGCAAATTTTGACACGCAAGTTTCTCAATTTCTAACTTCCGAAGCCGGTGATATAAACGCACTGATACAATCTTTAGGAAGTATGAAAGGTAAGGGTTCTGGTGAGGCAAGAAATTCTTTAAAAGCGATTGTAGAGCAGAAAAAGAACTTTTTAAAGAAAAACGAAGAATTTAACGACGAACTCGAGGCACAGCTTTCTAAAGACTTGGGTCAAGCTCGATTATTACAAGATTTGGAGCGGTTACAGGGCGACCTCGCAAAGATGGGGATGAACACCGGTAACCTGAGCGGTGTAGATTCTTTTACTAAAGTAGTTGGTGACTTAGTCAGTGTAAGTGCTGGATTAAACGCTGAGTTTGCTTTACTTACAAAGTACTGGCAGGAGATTGAAGTTGCTGATAGTGAGAAATTACAACAACTTCAACAAATAGCCCGCCGTGCTATGAGCATGGCTTCTCAGCAAAAAACTGTATTAAGCAGTCAGTTGTCGAGAAGTGTTACCGAAAATCCTGAGCAGTTTGGGGTTAACTTAGCCGGTGCCCTAGGCACTAAGTACGGTGGTAACTTAACTTTTTCAGGCGACACTGGTCAAGTAGAGGCCGAGGCGATTGCGGGAGTTTTAAACACAAAAGTATCTGCGGCTATCAGCGATTTTATCAGCGTAAAGGCAACGAGTGAGTATGAAAGCTTACAGAAATTACTACGCTCTTCAGAACAACTTCCGGATAAAGACCGGCAAAAATTAATACAGGGTTCGTTAGGACAACTACGGGCGAGAATTGACCGGGATATTAATCAATTAACTGCCCAAGTAGAAGCGGTCGCTTCAATACCTACAGATAACGAGCTAATTAAAAAAGCTCAAGAAAACCTTAGACACGCACTTCGTAATGAAATTGCTCGAATAGAAACTTTTTTCAGTAATCAAACCGAGCTAATTAATGAAGCCGCAGCTTCCGGGCTTAAGCAAGAGGTTCGCTCAGCAGTAGCGCGCGTAAAAGCACTAGCAGGCAGTTCGGCGTATAGCGCACACTCATTTGAAGGGCTTGCTGGTGTAGCTAATGTTACTTCAGAAGCTGCGTCACAAATAACAAGTAACATAGGTGGATTCACTCGTGGCTACATGCTCTCTACGCAAAGTGGTAGGGCTGTACCAACCAATCAGATAATGGATGCCCAAAACTTAGCAACCAGCTCTTTATTCGATGCCGGTTACTACAAACAGGGGCAGAGTATAGAATATTACCGCAAAGCCATAGTGCAAGCACAGGAGATTATGGCTAAAAAGCTTGAAGAAGCTGTACATGAGTTTGAAAAAGCCGAAAAAGACGTAGTGACAGATGCCTCAAAAAAGAGTTTACTTAATTCAGTTCAAGTAGGCTTTAATGCTATGATTGGCTTACTTAAAGAGCTTGAAAATGACGTTGGTATTCTGAGTAGTGATATTGGCGGTGCTAGTCGGCAGGCGGGTAAGACCCTTGCTCGTGAAAAAGGGTTACAAGCGGGTTTAGATTATGTGTCGAATCCGGAACAATATCCGACCGGGCGGTTTCGACCAAGTACGTCAAAAGAACCTGCGTTTACTGCGGCGTCTATGCGAGCTACGTCAGCTGCCGAACTTACTCCAGAATCTTTGAATAATATAGCAGGAAACAGAGAGCAAGTAAAGTTGGCGATGCCCGCCTCCAGAGGTGCTTTAGCCGAGTTTAGTCAAATGAGTGGACAGATACTCAGCACTTGGATGGGTTTACAATTTGCGTTTGATATGACCATTGGTAAACTAGTAGAGTTCATAGATGAGGCAAACAAACTCGATAGAGCTGCAACCACAGTAATGGCTCTGGGTAAAACATGGGGAAACTTTGCCGATTCGTTACGCCTCGCAGCAGAACAGCAGCAAAAGTATGGCGGTAATTTAACAGACATTACGCAGGCAATGACTGGTATTATCCCACTGGTGGTAAATTACGGACTTAACTTGGAGAAAGTAAACGATATTTCTCAAAGACTTGCAATTTTAAATCCTATGCAGGGTTATGAGGGTGCCGCTATTGCACTTAAAGAATTCTTTGGTGGTAATGTTACATCGCTTTCTCGTAGATTTGAAATTGACCGTACAACACTTAATAACGTGCGTCAGTTAGGTGACCAGACGGATAGATTGAACGCGTTGGATGATGCGCTTGCTCAGATGGGTGTTTCGTCAGAACTTCTCGCGTCGCGCACGCAAACATCGGCGGTTGCTTTTGACAGAGCGGCAGCAGCTTCAAATAATTTATCAATAATGGCTGGGCAAATGAGCCGAGAGTGGTTTAGTGGGTTTGCTGAGTCTTATGCGTCATGGGCTTCTTTTGCACAAAAAACAGTACTTACTAAACAGGAGATGGATAACGCAGTTATTTCTGCCGAAAGAACTTTCTCAATAGCTAATGATTCATTTCAAAGAGATATTGCTAAAGGAGCTGCCGCCGTAGATGTTTTGAACTTAGCTCTTAGCAAAACTGCTAAAACTGAATTGGTAAGAAACTTCAATAAAGCCATCGAGGAATTGAATAAAGTCCGTGTAGCAAATCAAGAAAAGCCTATCGCACTCTTTACCGAAAGAGATGAGGCCGTCATTAAACAATTAGCCGAACTCTCAAAACTATCAGGAATTCCGATTAGTCTACTTGTAAATAGTAACTTAAATGAAAATGGCGGTATTACGCTAGATAAAACACCGCAGGACGTGATGAAAGAAACGCGTTCGTTGTACGATTACATTTTTTCAGGGTTTCCGGGTATAGGTATAGATACTCAAAAAATTTCAAACAATTACGATATAGGCGAACAAAGAAGCATTATTGAATCTCTTACAGGTGGTTCAATGTATAGCTCCATAGCTGACAGTTTTTCAAACCCATTTCAAGACCGCATGACTACTGGTGTTTCCAGTTCGTACCGTAAAGCGTTCCAAACTGTTAACGAGCAGGCAGGTGCGTTGACCCCACTTCAATTACAATCTTCAAAAGAACTATTAAAAAGAGGTTACGGGGTAGATTTTGACGCAACCATGAAATCACTTCTAGAAAGTTTTTTTGCTAGCGGTAAAACTACAGAAGAATATAATAAGGTATTGTTGCAGATTATTGAGCTTGAGAAGAAGTTGCTTACTGTAAAAGAGCAAACAACTAAAATGGAAGCTACGTATGTGGAAGACTTGCGAAAATATGTTTCTGATTTTGGCGGTAGTTCATTAAAAGATGAGCTTGTTAAGCAATTAGATACAATGACACAAAAAGACGCACAAACCAGCCAATCAATAGCCGCTCAAAAATATTTGGCTATGGGTGGTGGCGCAGGCTTAGTAAATCCGGACACAGAGCAGGCCAAAGAGTTATTAAAATACGCTCAAGAAAAATTAGGTGTAGACCGCGAAGGTTTATATTATTTAAGCCAAACTCAAAGTTTACAAGCACAACAAACCTTAGAAGCAAACAGAACCTTATCGGCGTATAATGCGCTAAACTCTCAGATGAGTGATACGACAACCACACTGCAAGATGCCGTAACTTTATCCATGTCTTTTAAGAAAAACGTCGAGTCAATTGTCACCTCGTCAATTTTACCGCAGTTAAGCTTAGAAAATCAATCAAGCTACTATATGTCTAGTTTAACTAGTGCAGTAAATCCCGAAGATGCTACGCAGTCATTGAATTCATATCTGGGTATTTTAAAGCAGACTGAACAGAGAAAGTTAGATGCCGGCGATTCTCAGAGAAAATATCACGAAGACATGCAGAAAATGACACGCGACCATAATGAAAAGCTTTCTAAAATAACGCGCGACGGTGAAGATGCCCGGAATAAGATAATAAAAGAGTTTGCTGATAAAGCATTAGAGCTGTTAGCTCTGAGTGAAGTTGGTAAAAGACAATCTAAGTACGACTTTTATAGTGGCTTGTTTAATATGCAGAATATTACTCCGGAACAAATGAAGGCAGGCTCGGCAAAATATGAAAGTCTGTACGCAGAGGCAAGCGGATTACGTAATAAAGGCGAGTTTAGCAAAGCGGACGAACTTTTAAAATCAGGGTCACGTATCATTCAAGACGAGTTAACTTATCAAAATGCGGTAGGGGAACAGAAACAGCGCATCAAAGATGATGATAAAGAGATTGCCGAACTAAATAAAGAAATTCGCGAAGCAACGTCTTTCGACCAAATTAATTCTATTAAAGAAAAAATTAAAGAAATCGAGTTAGACAAAGGTAAAGCGAATCTTAGAATTAAGCAGTTAGACGAACTTCGTAAATTACAAAAAGATGCAGCTGATGAAGAACTTAAGCAAATACGGTTAAAAGAAGACGCCGAGAAAAAAGCTCGCGAGCAAAAAATAGAAGAAAATAAAAAGTCTGTAGACAAACAAACCGCCGACGAAAACGATGCGTTTAAGAAATTGCAGGCCGATAAAGAAACCTCTTTTAGAGAATCTTTACGAAAACAACAGCAAGCACAGATTTTAAACGTTGAGCAAATGACCGATTTACAATTAGCTTCTACGGCAATTACCACCGCCGCACAAATAGCAGCTTATGGCGGTTCAAAAGCACAGATTGATGAAGCCCTAAAATCATACAATAAAATTAAAGCTAAATTTGAGCAAGATACTTCACCTGCCGGTAAAGCCATAAGCGCGTGGTTTGCTAGTCAAGATACCATGTTTTCTTCACCAAAGAACCCTATTGACCCATTTAAGCCAAGCACTCTTTACGGAAATGTACCAGATTATATAAAATATACTGCTAATAATGATTTACCAGCTTCTTTAAACAATAATACTATGGAATTATTTAAATTAAATTCGGTTTCTATACCTAATTTAGCAAAAGGAATAACTGTCTTAACAAATGTTTTAACTAATGGTTTTCCCGAGAGAATATATAGATAAGAAATTTTACAGGAGTTTTAATGAACACAATACGTGTTAGTGGTATTTATGATGCGGGCGGTAATTTCAATTATGAAATCCGCCCCTCGGATATTTCGAGGGGCTTGCGCTTTATTGGTGAAGATATAAGAGCTATAGACGGTACAAATAATAGATTTAGCCGGGCGGTAAAAAATACTTGGAAGTTCAGTTTCAATGGTATCTTAAAAGAAACTACTGAAATTCTTGATTTGGTATTTCTTGGGGCAAGCGAGTTCGTCTATAGGGATGAGGATAATAAATCATACACAGTTTTTACAGACGTAAATTCGTATTCAAAATTACTTGCGGCAACTAACGTTTCTTTGGCAAATGTTGTTCGCTATAACTTATCATTTACGTTGGAGGAAGTGTGATTACTAAACTAGCTTATTCCGCTGAGATAATAAACGACGATGGGTCAGTACTAGTAATTAGCCCGTCCTATATAACCAGTGTTTCACATGATAATGCCGCAGAGTTTCAATCGACCTACGAATTTGTCACGGGGCTTGCAAAAGCCCCATCCGCAACAATACAAATATCTAAAAAAGCCACGGCTAATCAAACGCTGTCTGTATTGTTTTCGGCTAATTACGCATGGAAATTTAAAACAATAGCAATCTACACATCCTATGACGGGCAGAGTAGAGTTACTTTGTACAAGGGGTTGCTGACCGAACGTTCGGAAGATAAAAACACTATGTCTTTTTCTTGCAAAGGCTTTCTGTATTTATTCGATATTTACAAAATAAAAACACCGCTGTTTCATTGGAGAAAAACATCCTCGTATATCCCCGATGTACCAGCGGGCTATACTCAAGCACAGATAAAATCATTACTTGACGCACAAAATCCGACAATTAAAGAGGGTGTTGAGGTTGGTATTATTAACACGCTACTTTGGCTACTTGGCGGGCGACCGAATAAATATAAATCTTTATACACAAGTAATCCTAAGTACATAAATGAAACTCCAAAATTTTATTTTGACTGCGATTCGTCAAGTATAAATCCTGAGTGGGTTTGGTTTAATTATGAAAACTTGTTAAGTGACCTGCAACAACTCTGTTTAGCTACAGGGGGTTTATTAACGCAGGCATCCGACGGGGTTGTTAAATACATAAACACCTATAATTTTTACAAAAACTTTGATGCTGTAAGCGGTATAACCTTGACAGACTCAAATTATTCTGATATAATTGTAGAAACCGCAAAAAATGAACCTCTTAAATCGGTGTTAATAACATTTACGCCGCGCTACCTATCCTCATCTCAGATAGTATACGAGGACAATTTAAATGAGTATTTAAAATTATCACAAACATTAACAAGAACTTTGGAGTTTACAAAACCTGTATATTATTTATTAAATAATACTACTAGCGGTCAGTTAACGGACACGGTTGTATCCAACGAATATAAATTAACAAGAGATACCGTTACTGCAATTAGCTTGTCTGTAACAAAGATACCAATGTATCTTAAGGTAATACCCGATACAACAATATATGTTGCAAAACCTCTATACGATAAATTAGGTGGAGTTGAGCAAGACTTAAATATTTTACCGAGCCAGTCAGTTGATATAAGTTTTTACAATAATGCAACGCTCGCCGACTCAACAATCCACCTCACAACGCTAACGCTTTATGGACGCGCACTAGAGGCGGGTAATACACAAACGTACATAAATCAAATAACCACCAGCGGTGCTATACAAGGGTATCGTCAAATTAAGTTAAACGATAACCCATACGTACAATCGTTGGAGCAGGCAAAACGGTTTATAGATGTTACTAAGTATTTATTAGAAAATCCAAAGCAAACATTACAACTGTCGAATGTTTCTGCAAAATATAATATACAACTAGGAGATACAGTTAAGATTAATAGTAATTTAATGGGTATTTCCAATCAATTCTACAAGGTGATGTCTAAGTCGGCTACCGGAAATAATCTGGACGTATTTAATTATTCAATGATAAGTTTATCGGGAATGTACAGTAAAAACGATACATTTGTTGTTGGTGAAACGTATATTTCTTCAGATGTAAAATTATTGGTTTTTTAGGAGAGAACATGACTTCGGATTTTATTCACATGCCCCCGTTTAATAAAGGTCAAGAACTTAGCGCATATGACCTAAATACACTTCAACGAAACTTAGATAAGTTGACTAACTACGTTTATAGCCCACAAAGTCTTCAAATGGACTCTTGGATACTTTCACCCAAAGTAATCCCTATCGGATTAGCCGTTGGCGCAAGTCGTCCCAGACAACAAGAGATTTTTTATGGAAGTTTTATATACCGTAAAGGAATGCGTACAGTTCATATGGGATTTCATGTGAGTATGGAGAGCGCATCTAGCCCTGATACCACAAATAATAGCGACAATTTATTAGCTACTTATAATGAGTGGTTATTTTCCACAAGCTCCACAAAACCACTTGCGTTGTCGGTGCTGGTTAATCAGAAAACAAGAAATCATTTTAGCCCCAATATCCCAGTTGGTTATGGAAAAGTACGTAAGTTTTCCGATGGGGATACTGACCCGTTTACTGATGGCACCGCCTACGAGTTTAGCTTCGCCGACCCATATAATAACACGACTTTTGATTACGTGGCTGGTACAGCGAGCATACCTAACAATATTGCTATTGGCGACAACTTTACAAAATTAAGTGATGAGCGGTTACAAAAAATTAAAATAAATTTGGACGATGCTCAGTTTTCTTTTATCGACGGTGAAATTGTAGTTATCAGTGTAGCTTTGATAACGGTCGGGCAAACCACAAATAACGACCCCTATACATTTTATAATAGTTTTTCTAATGGTAACCCTAATAAAGAGCAGTATTTAGCAGGGATTAAATCCAGCAATATTCTTACAAATTTTACTGAAAACTACTACTTACAATATGCCACAGCGTATGCAGAGGTAGACCCCCCAATCTTTAAGGATTGGAATGAGGCTATGTATGATGAAACAAAAGGTGCGTTGCATCCAGATAACCTCGCACTTATCTTAGAAAAGCAGCAGTATTTAATAACTCGTTTGGAAAATCGTCCAAAAGTTTTAACTGGATACTTTACGTTCTTCCCGTCATACGCTAAAACAGATATTCTTTTTCACCCATGGGTTCCTGATGGTACAAAGTTTCTTGGTAATTTTTTTACAGGTTCGAATGTAATCCCTTATAATTCAGAAGCAGCCTTAGCAAAGTACTCGTGGAATACACAATTTGACTTATACGACCAAGTTTCTTTTCAATTTGCATATTACTTAAATACTACCACAACATCATTTTTAACAGTGTTAATGCCTGAAAGATACACGAGTTTGTCAACTCTACGCACAGGCTTAAACATTAAAGCAATAACAAAATCAACAAATGATTCTTTTTTAACAGGATTTTTTGGTACATTTACCAATTTAACTTCTTCGGCAGTTTCGTCTACAGTGTATCACTTCGTAACAGCTGACCAATACGCGAGTGCTTTTAATTTAGTACCGAATAGTAACAGCCGACTGTATTCTAATAAAGCGTATCAAGTCCGCATACCCTCACCGGCAACGCCCGTGTATAATAGGACTACCGCGGCGTATGAAAACAAGTTTTTCTTTACTAATGGCCCATCGGTAGGTTATCACTCAGTATACGAAGATATTGTACCGATTACATTCACAAAAGTACATGATGAGTCTACAGAGCCTTTATTACCATTTACTGTGTGGGGTTTACCAAAGGGCGCAGACGGGTACACCGCACAAATAGGGTCTGTTTCGGAAATACCCAACAGTGAATTACCACCGACCGCTACTCGCTCTAACCGCTCTTACTACTGGACTCCCGGAGGTATTGCTAACATACCTTTAAGTAGAACATCGGCACAGGTCAGTACTTATAACAAAAAATATAACACTAACTACCACTGGAAGTGGCCTATTGCGGCTGGTTCTGCGAAAGGTCACAGCCCTATCATTGTTAACTTAACTGACGTTACTTCGCAGTATCTTCTTGAAAAAGCAAGTTATATTAGTTTTATACACTGTATTGGTATGAATATACAAAACTCTGAATTTTTAAGTTTGCCTGAGTCACTACCGTTTACAGGAAACACACCGTATACCTACGCACAACTAAATACCTATATGCAAACGCTCGATACTTCTTTGACAAATCTTTATAAAAACTCTTTTAAGCCTAGCACCGAGAGTGTTCATAAACCTTACAATCCAGTTTTTTTTAGAGAGCAACTATTTTGGGGATACCCGCAATCTGTGGCTAACCAAGACAGTGTTATACTAGAGTATACAAAGAAATTTTTTGGTTTTACAAATGTAAGACGTGCCGACATACTAGTTGTTCGCGGTAAGAACGTATCAATCAACTACGGAGAGTTTACAGCAATAAGAAAAACTACCGGAGGTGGGGGTGGCAGAATTACTTTTTCTACTAGTGATATAGAAAACCCGTTTAAGTACAGCTCATCTATTATTTCAAGTGACACCGAGGCAACTGCGGTTGTTAATCTAAGTAACTTTAAAGAATTAGGTTACGGCGAACGTTATTACATTACAGGAGATTCGATAATCTATGCAGCTGAGTTTTATGAGGAACCTTAATGACTAAAAATAATCCATTAACGCGTATTGATTTACCGCAATTAAACACCACGGACTCACCACAAATACAAGAAAAATTTTACAATCCCTTTACCGGAGCGGTTTTTGCGGATAATTTGTTTGTCGAAGAAATAAGCAATATTGGTGTAGACATAAATCCGAAGTTGGTTGCACGTATAAATTTTATATTAAAATCTAGAAAAACAGACAACATAGCTTCCACAACGTTTATGCCTGCAATTCCTAGAATTTATTTTAACAGCCTTATCCCAGACTTTGTATATTTTACAATTCAGTTTAGTTTGACAACAGATTTTGCAAAATATACTTCTATGGATAACGTACTTATTGTAAGTAGTGCCACAGAAAAAGCCCCCACGTTTGCGCCATCAGTTAGGCTAGACAAAGATGAATACGCAAATGCTATATATAACCTATTAAATCAGTACACTATTGAAGATTTTTTAGAGGCCTACGGGTTGCAGGCGGGCGACAGTATATCATTTTTTGATAAGTTTGTGTCCTTCATAAACAATTCTAAAAATACTCAAATTTATATTAGATTACGCCTGAGTAATTTAGAAAGCCAACTTTCTAATACCGCAACAACAACGCAGTTTTATTACCCTAAATCTTCCGTAAGTATTCCGATACAAGAAGTAGAGTTGTTTAATACAAACATTTCTTCTTTTACAGTTGACGCCGGATTTAATAAAAACGGCTTAAAGTTTTCTATAAAAAGTTCTAACATTAAAAGTGTTAAACTTCGGCTACATTTACCTATGTTTAATTTATATTTAGTAGCTAAAGTCGATAACATGATTAATGGAGTAAATACCTACTCGGTTAAATTTAAAGAGTTATTTTATTCTGGCGGTGCTTTCTCAACCACAGCGGATGGGATTGAATTTAAAACCGAAAGCGAAAATGGCGCAAGCCCTTTTGACGTGATTAAACGTTATCTTAATAGTTCTATACGCTCCGTTGTAAACGAAATGTATTTACCCTATATTTATGGAACTACGGTCACTCTTAGTATTTACGAGATTACGTTAATTTCCGGAGTTGTTTTTCAAGTAACGCCCGCCAACTCTTCCATATTTTTTCTAAATGAAACTAATCCAATAATTACAATTCTGGGCAAGACACTTCCTATGGGTAGTCAGCTTACGGCGGATTCTAGAAGAAATTATTTTATTGATACATTTACAAACACGTTACACGGCTCATCGCAAATAATCGAAAACGCAGATGTTGACAACACAAATGTTCCGGAAAATTTCTTAGGAGTACTTGCTTTAATAACAGTAAACTCAGAAGCCACCCCAAGCTACGCTCAATTTATTCCTAGTGATTTTCTTATTAACAAGAGTAGTAGTGAGTTTTTGGTTAATTCGGGCAAAAGCCCTTATTTAAAGCAGCTACCGATTTCATTAGCGCAAATTACAACTGGGACAATTAGTAAAATTAATTTTTATGTAATGAGTTATTGGGGTTTATTTTCTAAAGCACCTTTAACCCTAGCAGTTGCAAAACAAAATTTAGCTGTGTATAGTTCTACGGCGCAGACACTTTCGGTAACGGTTGACAAAACTAGTAGACTAGCAAACATTATTATAAAAAAATCAATACTCAAGAGTGTGCTACCAACGATAAATGGCTTTTTAACAATAACCGACGCCGTCGGAAAACCGCCAGTATATACATTGCCCCTGCAAATTGCACGGGCTAATAATACTAAAGATACAAGGCTAACTTTGACATACGACCCGACCGCACCGCTAATACGCACATCCTCAATATCAATTAGTGATTTAGGCGATTCGTACTCAATCAAGATTAAACCGCAGTTTATGAACAAAACGTATATTTTTTCTATGGTGGTTATTCCAACTACCTTTAGTAATTACTTTGTCAGTACTGCGCTGAATACACCACAAACTTTCGTTCTTTAAGGAGAATTTATGCCTTACCCATCGGTAATTTATCCGGCGGATAATCCTGAATTAGATTTTATACACACTAATGAAAATACAGAAATATATTTCGATGTTCCTACATTTTTTACATTTTATAATGTTACTAGCTATCCTAAAGACCTTATTAATGACGATACAAATCTGTATTATACTTATAGTGGTGGTTGGAACATTACTACAGTAGGTAAACAAAAACAAACTCGTTATAAGAATATAACTTTACGAGCGGTGTCCGGAGATAGTTTTAATTTTTATTTTAAAACTGGCGATTTAGACGCAAATAATTGCTATTTAAGTGGCCCATTGACTAGTTCAGGTTCTTATTATTTTCTTACAGAATACACAACGGAACCCGACGCGCTTACCAACGCTATCACGTTTACTAATCCAATGAATAGTGGGATTTTAGTGTTCCCGTCATACAAAGATTTGACATGGATTTCATTGATGCACAGCGGGGCTTCTTCGTACAGATTATACCAATATTTACCAAGAACATTTATTCAAGTAGACGACTTGGAAGCTGATGTAATTGACGCAGTAACTGTGAGAGTTTCTGATAGTATTGTAATCGGGCCTAACATGATTGGCGACAAAACAATTCTTGGGCAAAAGATTGTAGACGGTACATTATCCGGCGTACTTATCACTGACGGTACGGTGACTGGTAGCAAGATTGTAGCAAACACGATTAGTGGTGTATTAATCGCCGCTAATACTATTACTGCCGACAGACTGTCAGTTACTCAATTGGATGCGGTAGCCGCTAATATGGGCAACTTAACAGTAAACAGTGGCATTAGTATTGGCACGCAAGGTTACTTGTGGGCTGGTACCGGTTCGGCAAGTTCACCTACGACAGGGCTTAAAATATACACGACTAGCGGAGTTAGTAGATTAACTACGTATTCAGGGGGGATTAGTCAAGTAGACATCGGTAGCGATGGTAGGTTGTATGCCGGGAGTGGACAGACATTAAAATTAGATTCTAATGGAATAACTTTTAAATCTACAACAACCCGAAGTGACCTCGACTGGGTTCAATGGACGCCACCCCCCGGTTATTCGTACCCCCCGCAAAATAACGTAGTAAAGTTTCATCCCTATAATTATACGGCTCTTAGCGGTGTGGTAACTTTATCCGAAGACACAAGTGGTTCGGCTATTGCGTTTTTACAAAATACCGAACTATGGGATTACGGCTCACCCACACCCTCAACACAAAATACATATCTAGGTTCAAGTACGCGACTTCGTTCTGGGTGGTTACCTTCAGAATCTGGTAACAGTTCTATGTATAAACTGACTCACCAAAGCAATTTAACTGTACAAAGCTTTGCAAAAGAGTACGCAAGTATAAATATAGTGGCGGGGACGGACACATTAAAACATGGTGTCTACATCACACCTGATAACATAGACTTACAGGCTCCGTATATCACTGCAACCCGATATGATACTTACTATGGCGTTAGTAGCCCTTTTTATGGTTCGGGGGCTGACGGTGCAGTAAATTTTCAATATGGTAATATTTTCACATTTGCTACGTATAATTCGACAACCAACACATACACGCTCACAAGGGATTTGTATGCAACCACTATAAACGTAGCTTACGGCACTACTGTAATTACCGCAGGGTTTCGTGTTTTTGCAACAGTGTCTATAGTGGTTGACGGCTATATGCACAATGATGGTGGTCATGCGTCAGGAGCTATTGCGGGAGCAGCTGCCTTAGGCAGTTATTACAGAGCGTCGCTGGCGGGGGCTACAGGTCTGGGTGCCGCGGCTACTGGCGTAGGAACCGCCCCCGCAATACCCACGGCGGCAACGTTTGTGGGAAGTCTAGGTGGTAGAGGGGCTTCTGCTAGAAGTAGTACTATAGCGAGCGTTAGTGCTGTTCCTATAACACAGGCTAATTATAACCTATCCGACCCCTTAGACGTAGACGGCGGTCGTCACATTGTCAACGACGTAAACTTTTGGAAAGTTCGTAGTTTAAATACTGCAACAGCACAATGGCAACCCACAGCCTCTATGGGTGGTGCCTCAGGTTCTAAATCAATTGTCGGTACCTCGGCTACTTCGGGTGCTGGCGGTGGTGGTGGGGGTTTTGTTTTTGTAGCCTCACCTAGTATCCTTGCTTACGGTCTTATAAGTGCAAAGGGTGGTAATGGGGGTAACGCCACTGGTACAGGTGGTAATTTTGGCGGTGGTGGCGGTGGTGGCGGTGGTGTGATTGGTGTAATTACAGACCATGCAACCTACGATAGCACTATGTTTGATGTAGCCGGTGGGGTTGGAGGTTCTTCAATTTCTTTGGGCGTGCTTAGCCCAGTGGCGGCTAATAATGGTACTAGTACGTCTACCACATCTACAGAGGTTACCATTGCCCCAACAAACGCCTTCACAAGAAATACAACTTACGTATTAGCTATTCATATACAAGGGACTTCTATAGCTTTGCCGACTGTCAACTCTGTAATTGGGGGCGGTCTAGAGTGGTTTTCTTATGCAGATGTACCTTATCACTCGGATGTAATTCCGACAAAACGATTAGTCGTGTTTATTGGTAAAATAGATGCAAACTCAGGATACTCCGCACCCTACTCTGAAAACCCATGGCTTAAAATTAGTTTTAGCGAACCGCCTGTAAGTGTTAGATACAACATTGATGCGGTCTACAATACCGCGGAGGCAGAGTCGGGAAATCCTGTAGCAGGTATCACCACACAACTTACCAATAGTGCTGTCAACATAACTACTGACCTTGGGTATGTTCCCACAACAAATTATATGCAGTATACTGTCGTAGCCAGAGCTGGCGGAACTACACCGGTAGCGGGAACTGGTAATACATTAGTCAACAACCAGACAGTGGCACCATTACTTGCTTCTGAGGTAAGTGTAAACCGACAAACAAACTCAATGTCATGGACTACCGCAGCGGCAGCGGCCGCAGTAACCTTTGACTTTGCCATGCCAACCACATACGAACCGGGTACAGACGGTGAACGGGGTAAAGTAGTAGCATTTTTAGTTTAGTATTTGACAAACCAAAACAAAAGGAGTATAATAAAGTTGATAACCACTGCTACAAATCTTGATTATTTGATGGATTCAGTTAGAATTAGATTAGGTGATTATGATGGTACTTTGTATTCAGATGCGTTACTAAGAACATCTTTAGTAGCGTCTGTTAAGTTTCTGCAAAAACGATGGAAAAGTAAATACCAAATTGTTAATTCCAATACTTATATTGGAAATATAGGCGAAGAAACTCCACCAGCGGGTATGGCTGCCGCAAGTACAATTGAAGGTGTTGGATATATTCCCGCAGGATTAAACGTAAACGATGCGTTTAGAAATCCGTTTATTACATTCACGCAGTCATACCCACCGGTGTTAGAGCAGAATGACGAAGATGCCATCGTGCTTGCAACGGCGTACATGGTTCATTTGGCTAAACTCACAAGTACATCAAGTACATTTGTTTCATGGTCAACTGAGGATATTCGATTTACAAATACTGCTGCGTCCGCTTCTATGAAGGTAGTATTAGAAACATTATTACAAGAGTTAAACGTGCTTTTTGCTACACGGATTGCTACGCCGGTCGTATCAAGATTGCCGCTTAATATAATTACAGGTACGAAAGTATACTAAGGAGAACAAAGAAAGTATGAAAAAGGCTAAGCCAACGATGTTGTATGTGGGGGACTTTCCAGCCCCCACTGGTTTTGGGATTGTATCCCGCAATTTGATTAATACCTTTCGTAAACATTACGATATGAGTATTATCGGAGTTAACTATTTTGGTGATTATGACCCAGCGTGCGAAGGATTAAAGGTTTATCCAGCAGGGGCTAGTCAAGGGGATATTTTTGGATTTGATAAGTTCGCCGCTTTGTTATATCAAATGAAGCCTGAAGTGGTATTCATTCTTAATGATATTTGGATTGGCGGTCAGTACGGGACAGTTATTGAAAAGTATAAAGAAGACGTCAAAGACCAAACTACGAAGTTTATGCTTTATACACCCGTGGATGCTGAGAATATTAAACCAGACTTTGTAAAAGCTGCTGATATTTTCGACTATCTTATCACGTACACAAACTTTGGTAAAGAGCAACTAGAAAAAGCAGGTTACGTCGGTAACATTTGGGTAGTGCCACATGGGGTTGACAAGAGTAATTTTAAGCCCGTCGATAAAAAGAAAGTGCGCCAGATGATGGGGATGCCAGAAGATTCATTCGTTGTATTGAATGTTTCGCGCAATCAACCTCGAAAACGCCTCGATTTATTCTTTTATATCTTCGCCGAGTTTGTCAAGCGAAACAATCTTCCGGAGTCGGTTAAGTGCTACTACCACGGCGCACTAGTAGACGTGGGTATTGATGTTTTGCAGTGGGTAGATTATCTTGGCATCAAGAATCACCTTGCATTGTCGAGTACCGATATGACACCCATTAATTCATTGACGTTAGAGCAAATGAATTTAGTGTATAATTGTGCTGACGTGTTCTTTACGACAGCAGCTGCTGAGGGTTGGGGTCTGCCAGTTTCTGAGGCTATGGCGGTTGGTTTGCCTTGTATCTTACCAAACCACTCAGCGTTTGCTGACTGGCCAGAGGATAATGCAATTCTTGTGGACTGCTATGATTTCCCAACGCTCACTGACCGCGGACTTAACACCGTACATCACGTCATTGACGTTGATAAGGCGGTTAATGCTCTCGAGGCATTATACAATTCAGCTGAATTACGTAAGAGTCTTGGTAAGCAAGGTTACGATTTGATGCAACAAAAACGATTCAACTGGGATACTATTGCAAATTCATTCATGGACATATTAAATGGTAGAAACTGACCGCATACAAATGCTAATTAAGAAGTATGCAAAGAGGCTCTTGACAAAGTTAGAAGAGCATGGTATACTGACTCCTGTCGTTAGGAAAATAGTTCTTGACGAGGTAAACAATCTCGCAAGAGAGTTGACGACTAATCTAAGTAATGAAAAAAAAGAAAGTAATGAGGTGTAACCTTTATGGGTTTTGGTAACATGTTGAAGAGTGCTGTGGAAGTAACGGAAGCGAATTCACAATCGTCACGCAGTATGACTAGCGTATTTTTGGATTTAAAACAAGGGTCACGCACTTTCCGGTTTTTGCCCAGTCCGGAAGATAAGAACGAGCCTATGCCGGGCGAGGTTGTTTTCAGTATCTGGTTGCCGGTCAAGGTTGGTGAAGCTATGGCTGAACGACGGTTCTTTATCGACGAACGGGGTCGTAGTATTATTGATTCGGACGACAATCAAAAGGGGCGCATGGAAAAGTCACGCCTTGGTTCTCGTGTAAAGCTTCGGTTCTTCATGAATGTGTACGACCGAACACGGGTTATTAAAATGCCTGATAACACGATTATCTACCCGAACGCTCAGAATCAATACTACACAAAGGACGGCAAGCAAATTACCGATAACAAGCCAAAGCCCAACGGGCAAATTATGGTTTTGGAAGGTAGTGTTTCTACTCGGGCTGGTAGCACTCGCGGTTTGTTAAATGAACTCGACGGGCTTGCCAAGACCTTGTATGACGTTGACGATGAGGGTAACACTGTGTTGCTTCCTATCACCGGCGTAGACATTGTGATGACCACCACGGGAACTGGTTTTGATACTAGCCGTAAGGTACACCCGGGTTCAAACCGAGAGCCACTCGCTCAAGATGTCTTGGATTTGCCGATGTATGATTTGAAAAGTTTTACTAAACCAATCGAATCGAATGCTCTGCGCCAACTTCTTGATGGTCGTGACTATGTTGAGGTGGTTAAGGAATTTAACATCCCAACTTCACCTAAGTTACAAGAGGCATTTTTATTTTAATCGTAGGTTAGCATACACCAGATGGGGGCACGTTAAACTGCCCCCACTTATTTTATTTGGAGGTGCTTATGAATTATAAAGCAAAATGCCCTCAATGCGGTGGTAATGATTTCTATGTGACTCCACAGAATGGTGTGGCATATTGCTTTCATTGTACCTATTATGAACGCAGTGGTGAGGCCAAGGGAAAACAACGTATTATAACAAGTGATATTGAAAGTATCCGTGACTTTTATACAAAGATTACCGACTACTTTCATTCGTGCTTAACCCTACCAGCTATAACGTATCTTTATGGGCGGGGTTTCACCGATGAAACAATATCAAAACTTAAGATAGGTTTTATTCCTGATAAAGAATTACCGGTTAGTTATGAAGACACGGTAGTCAAAGATAGCGGTTTATTTGTAGGAACGCAGTGTGTGTTGGCTAATCGAATTGCGTTTCCTTATTTTGTAGACAACACTGTTGTTGATATTCGTGGTAGAACTCTAGATGCTACCGAAGAGGTACGTTATAAATCCCCATTAGGGTCAGCATCATCTCGCGGGGCTGTCTACCCCTATAACGCCAATGACGCAACACAAGACCATATTATTACTGAGGGTGAAATCAAGGCTGTTATTGCCACGCAGGTAGGCATTCCGTGTGTAGCTTTGCCGGGGATTACTTCTTGGCGAGAAAAAACACTCTCGAATCATAAGCAGATTATTCTGTTTGATTCTACACGTGTAAAAACAACACGGGAGATAACCTTCCGCGCAATTGACAAACTAGCCGGACGCTTACTAAATCCCTATGTGGTAGTATTACCGCTGGGTAAAAATATAAAGATGGATATTGATGAGTTTATTTTGACACGGGGTGTCGATGAGTTCAAGAACATAATCAACAATGCCCTGACCTATCGAGAATGGGCAATCTTACAAAGGAGATTAAATGTTAACTGATACAACCGCCGAATGGCGTTTATTATCCACCCTGATGGATAACCCAGACACGCTTCACAAAATAACTCGGGAGATATTCACGGAAGACCGCCAAGACGTGCTAGACGCTATGAAAAAGACGTATATTAAATACGGCGAACTTACATACGAAGGTTTAAAGCTTTCTATGGACGGTGTCGTACCAAAACAATTAACGAGCGGTGTTATTGCTAACCCTGAAGCGTTGATTGATGAATTGGTGTTGGTAGCACGGCGACGGCAATTGTACACCGCCTCAGTAGTTTTGTTAGAGGAGAGTAAACAGTACGCACCAAACGAAACACGTGTACAATCGACGCTGGAGTTTAATCCAATCGCACCTTCTTCTGATACAACCATCGTTCCGGGCGCACAGCGGATGCTTAGTGACTTGTTTCAAAAGATTAACGGGCAGTACCAGTTTACCCACACTGGTATCAAATTTTTAGATGCAATGATGGGTGGCGAGTGGATGCCAAAAACACTAACTATCCTTATGGCAAAGCCGGGTACTGGGAAAACTGCTTTGGTAGGACAATCCATGCTAGAAATGGCTCGCCAACATCACATTCCCTCATTGTTAATTTCTTTGGAAATGGCAAAAGAGCAATTAGTCACCCGCTGGGTATCCTACATGCTTGAAATTGATTCTAGTAATTTGCTTATCGGGCGTATTAACCCAGAGCAACGCAAGAAAGTAGAAAACGCCGTGATGGATTTACAACGGTTGCCTATCCAAGTAATTGATACGCCTACACTTCGCCTAGACCAAATCAAGAAAGAAATTGTGGACTTCGCCCGCCGTGGTGGTAAGGTTGTTTTCTTAGATTACATTCAAATCGTAAACCACGTATCTTCTGGTATCCGTAACTACGACTTAGGTGAGGTAGCCCAGACGTTAAAAACCTGTGCCAAGGAAAACAACATTGCTGTAGTTGCTTTGTCGCAAATGAACAAAGGTGGCGACGGACTTGACTCCATTCGTGACTCGGGCGAAATTGCCCAGATTGCTGACACGGTAATCGAGTTGTCACCCATCGAAGAGTTTGCTGATGACATGGGTTTACGAGGTGTTTCTATCAAGTTCCATAAGAATCGCAATGGGCGGTTAGGCACCGCATCTACTCAATTTAACGGAGCGTTCCAAAAATTCATCACATGAGGCAACAAAAGTACCAACCCCATCCTATAACAAGTAAGGCTAAATTTAAACAAGTGGATGAACGCAGAAAAGAAATAAATAGACTAAATCGCCAACGAGCTAAAGCCATGGAGAAGAGAGTAGCACGCTATTTAGATGGCGTGCAAACTCCCCAATCCGGGGCTGGTTCGGCAAAGGGCGACATTTTGATTGACTTTAAAAATCGCCCCGGTAAATATATGATTGAATGTAAAATGACTTCAACTCGGGTAAAAGATGTTCCTAAAATGCAGATTAGTAAGAGTTGGATACCGAAAATGAAAAAGGATGCGTATGCCATGCGCGCGCTTTTCCCAATTTTAGTTTATCATTATCATGACAAAGCCGGTGACTATGTGATAATAAATTGCGATGATTTACGCAAGCTGAATATATATCCCGAGTATATTAACACAGAAGTTCCAAAAACAAAAGAATACAACACTGCCGCTAAATCAGTTGTCATATTTGCAACGTTCGCAGACTTATGCAAAACCGCGCCATTCTACTCTTTACTTTGGATAGATAATGTGGTATACTACCACATGACATTAGAATACTTTAGAGATATTGTAGGAGGAATTTAGTGGCTAAATCTTTGCTAGTCGATGAGTCATTGTTTGCGCCGTACATTAATAAGCCAATAGTTATTACTGTTCGCACTAAGGACGACCAGGTATCGCATAAACTTGGCCCTGTTACCTTTCAATCTATCGAGAACCAGAAATCAACTGGAATGGTTAATGCCCCAGAAAAACGCACTAAAGACGGTAAGTCATACACACCGCCTATGATTGTGTTGAAATTCGAGGGTGGTAACAACCTTGTGTTTGTTGTTGAGGATATGCAGATACTCATACGGTATCGTGGAATCACCTGTGCATTTGACAACTACTATGTAGATATGGTAGAATACGATACATAGATAAGTGAGGATAACAAATGACCTACACGGTAATTAGTAATGATAATGACCTTAGAAAAGCCGTTGATGTTTTATCAACGGCTAATGTTCTATATCTTGACACAGAAACAACAAGCCTAGACCCACATCAAGCAAAGGTGTTAACTGTGCAGATATACGACGGTGCAAGTGCCTACGTGGTTGATTGTACCACAGCAGTAAACACCGCCCTGCTAAATTCCCTGTGGAATAATGCTAATATCCTTAAGGTGTTTCACAACGCATCGTATGATATTAAGATTATCTACAAACTTAGTAAAGGTATTTTGTTGAAGAACATTTACGACACCATGATTACAGAACGTTTACTTACCGCTGGTATCATTGGTACGCAGAGTTCTTTACAGGCAGTGGCGAGGCGACGTTTGGGTATTGAACTAGACAAAAGTGTCCGTAATTCTTTTGTAAGTTCTACAGTAGTCAATCTAACCCAAGAACAGCTAGAGTATGCCATTAAGGACGTGTTAATTTTACCAGAGATTCGTGCCCAACAACTTAAAGAAGTTGCCGACGCTGACCTAGCCCGTGTGCATAAACTAGAGATGGATTTAACACCGGTCACCTCCTTTATTGAGTACACTGGTATGCCTTTCGATGAATCACATCTCAATCGCTTAGAGCCAATGTTCTTGAAGCTGATTAAGGAATCTGAGCGTGTATTGCAGGACATCTTTATTTCTAGTAGCGTGTGTAATCAAATTGTATTTGACAAGGATGGCTACAGCGGATTTAATCCTTCATCCAATCAACAAATGCTCGCTATGTTTAATAGTGTCGGCATCAACATTGCCAGTTTAAATGCACGTGTCGTTATGCAATGGGACTTTAAAAATCGTAGGAAGGCTGGCGACTTCGATATTACCTTTAGTGACTTTAGCGACGATGTAGACATCGCCGATGCTATGGAGAGCTTCGGTAGTTTCGAGAATAAGTATATTCAAGCCTACGCATTTTATACGGCATGTCGCAAGATTTATTCTACCTACATTAAGTCTTTACCGACAATGCAAAACCCCATTACAAAACGTATCCACTGCTCGTTTAATCAATACGGCACGGCTACTGGTAGGTATTCAAGCTCTTCGCCGAACTTGCAAAATATCCCCTCTGACCAAAAGATGAAAAATCTTGGGATTAGTGAGAGCATTCGACACGCGTTTAAGGTTCCACCGCAAAACAAACTTATCATTGCTGACTACAGTACGATTGAGTTGGTCATCATTGCGGATGCGTCTGCTGACGCAGGTCTTATTGAAAACTTGGATGACTTACATACGTTTGTCGCCCGAGAGGTGTTACATGTTAAGGATATTACAAATGACAACAAAAAGCAACACCCCTACAAGATTTGGCGTGATGTCGCCAAGATGGTAAACTACTCAATTGCCTATAACGTAGGCGGTGACAGCCTAGGTAAGCAGATGACGATTGCACTATCACCACTTGGTAAAAAGGTTAGCGCGGACGATGGTGAAAAGATTATTCAGGATTGGAAGGGCAGATTCCCAGATGCGGCTAAGTGGCTTCGAAATAGTGCCCGGCAGATGCTTCTATACGGTTATGTACAAGACAGCTTTGGACGCCGACGCTTATGGGATAGAACTTTGTTCGATAACAAGTGGAAGAAGTTAGCCGCAGAACGTGAGGCTATGAACTTCCCAATTCAGGCGTTATCAGCATCTATGGTCAAGCTTGCTTTAGTAGATGTATTCAGCAAATTAGATTTGCGGAATGCGCGGATTGTGTCCACAATCCATGACGAAATTATCGTCGAAAGCGCAAACCATTACGTTGAAAAAGCGACAAATATTTTAAAGAAAGGGATGGAAGATGCGGCAAAAATTATTTTACCGAATTTAGGAAATTCTGTAATAGTTAGCCCCGCAGTATCCAATAAATATGACAAATAATTATGAAAAGTTTTTTGAAATCAGTTTTCACTACCGACACGATGGAAGTAGTGACATTGTACTTGTTATGTTTCGTGATAGTACCGACGGTCGTAGCATATTTTATGAGGAAGTTATGGGAAGGTCTAGAGTAGAAGCGTTTATCAAGGCACTGCTTGTTACAAAATATGAATTAGGAGATACACAATGGCCAGAAGTATTACATTTGACAACTTGATTATCGGAGATTACCAGCAAAAGCATACGTACTTTCCATCAAGTCTGGTGTCCGTTAATCGAGTTCTTGGGGATATGCGGGGAATTCAGGGGGGTAGCATCGTACAATTACTTGCAGAACCCGGTCACGGGAAAACAACTCTCGCCCTAGACTTCATCGCCCAAGCGCAGAAATCCGGAGTTAAGGACATTAGTATTACAAGCGGTAAGGTGACACAGGTCATTAACGCCGTGTTTGTAGACTTGGAGCGCACCTTCGACTATGCCTACGCAAAGAAACTTGGCGTGGATGTTACCAAGCTGGCTGTTTATAAACCAGACTTTGCCGAGAAAGCCTTGCCTACACTAGAGCATCTCTTAGAGCAAGGTTTACAGGTGATTGTTTTTGATAGTGTCCCCGCAATGATTACTAAAGATGAATTTGACAAAGATGTTGACGAACCCGCTCGCATGGCAGGTTCAGCGAATATTCTTTCACGGTGGCTCATCCGATTAATTGGTTTAGTAGATAATTCAGACGCCCTGATTATTTTTATTAATCAGTATAGAGCGAATCTGTCGCCCATGGCTAGGAGCGAGAAAAAGCCATTCGGCCCACGTGCGCTTCGGTACTTCTGTAAGATTATCATAGAGTTAGCTAAAATTAAAAACGAAGAAGACCGCTCAACCATTCAGTTAACAGTATCAAAGAATAAACAAGCACCCGAGGGCATGAAGACTGAGTACTACATGAAAAAGGGTAAAGGCATTTCAGCGCAACACGACGTGTTTTCTTTGGCTGTAGAATTGGGTCATATTAAAAAGAGCGGGTCTTGGTTTGAGTATGGTGGTGTTAAGGCGCAAGGTTCAGATTCAGCTATCGAACTCTTCCCTATGACAGAAATTCGGACTAAGGTAGAGGAGGATTTACGAAATGAGCTTATTGCCCAAAACACCATTAACCGATTGGATGACTAATGTCCCTGACTATTATGACGTAACAAAAGCGTATGAGCAGTTGGGTTCCTTAAAGTCTAAGATAATAATAACCAAACGGGAGATAGAACGTGTCGAAGAAGAATCATTGGCTACTGAAGACAAACCGCGCTCCAATGAGGCGCGGTCTAGAAAAGTAGCCGCTACAAGTACTTTGAAAGATACGTTAGCTCACTTCGAAGCGGAACTAGCCAAGGCTGAAGCCAAAGTCAAAACGTTAGAATATCGTAAATCTATGTTTTCTTCAGCAACATACTCTCAAAAACTACGGCTGGAAGTTCCCTTCGGAGAGGATTCATGAAAAAAGAATTTAGCGCATCACGGATAAACACGTATAAAACTTGCCCAAAATTATTCTACTATAACTACATTGAAAAGTTAGAAGAGCCAAAACATGTTCTAACTATCATGGGTAGTGCGTTGCACAAGTCTATTGAAAACTTTTATTTAAAGAATGTACCGCCCTTGGTTACATTCAATAAAGAATTCTACAATGGGGTATCTTACGCCGAGAATGAAATCGGTCTTAAAGGTAAAGATACCCCGGTACAAGTTGCCTTGCTGGGTCAGTCTATTATAGGCTCAATTCAGTGGGATTTCAAACCGGTAGAATTAGAAAAGTCTTTTACGCTACCATTCCCTAATAAAGAAAACCCCGTGTGTATTATGCGGGGTATAATCGACATGATTCTAGAAGACGGTATTATTATTGACCACAAGTCATCGAAGACTAAGCCGACAAAGAAAAAGCTGGCTGATAATTATCAGTTCACTATCTATGCTTGGGCTTACAGAGAGTTGTATGGCAAGTTACCGGAGGTAGTATACTGGCATCACCTACGCACCGCAGAATTAATTACCGCAGATGTACTCACAAATTTCGAAGAAAAGTTGACAAATATTGTGAATGATGTTATACTTATCATCAATGACCGCGAGTTTAATAAGGTAGAAAAAAACTCGTTTTGTCATAATGTTTGTAATTTTTACGAAAAATGTTGGGGAGAAAATGTCTAAACTTATTGTTAGAGAAAAGTTACGAGATTACTTTAAGCACAAAGTTTCCGCCGAGGAAGCCGTAGAGATAAAAGATGCCCTTAAAAGCATGTATGGACTCATACTAGATGTTCACCCATTCGCAATGGCTTTTATTATACGGTATTCCTCGGGGTATACCGTTGACGAAATATCTCAAGCGTTCGGAATAGACCGCCCGGAAGTTATAAGAATTATGCACACTGCTTACGCTATTCTAGGAGATGTTCTGGAATTAGACGACGCAAGTGTAGTGCGGAAAGCACCCCCAATTCTTAGACAGACTGCGGCGGATATACTTACAAAAATTTATGAAGAATTTAGGGAATTATAATGATTACTGAGGAAATTGTACAGGAAGTATTTCGTATTAGGGCTGAAAGTCCGCGGACTACCTTCCGACAATTAGCAGAACAATTATTGGGTAATCCGGATTATGCAGCACTTCTACGCAAGTATATTGCAGACCAACAAAAAACATCTGAGGTAGCCGTGGCAACACGAGAAAAACGCAAGGTGATACCGGATGCCGAAAGCCCGTATGAACAACTCAATACAACTATCTTACCACAATTTCAAATGGAATTGCCTAAGAAACCAAGAGTGGACGTATCGAGTGCGATTATTCTATCTGACCTGCATTGCCCGCATGTTGATGCAGGTTTAATAGAAGCTATTATGAGGGATAGTCATAACAGTAAAATTGATACAATAATTCTAGCTGGTGACATAATTGATGGGCAGTTTACTGGTAGACACAAAAATCCGCCACAATTTGTTGCTCCAGCTAAGGATGAACTAAACTACATGCGTCACTATCTAAAGTTCTTTGAACGGAACTTCAATGACGTTTATGTTATGCCGGGCAATCATGACGGCTGGGTTACAGATTACTTTGAAATGTCCTTTCAAGAGTTGATTGACTACATGTTGGGTGACCACAGTATTTATGTATCCCCTTATGAATACCTTCTAGTAAACGATAACTTAGTGGTCGGTCATCTAGAAGAATGGAATGAAGTTCCGGGATTTCTGGCGTGGAAGATTGCAAATCAATTCAAGCGACACGCTGTCGTTGGTCACGACCACATTCGGGGAGTCTACACACAAAATCACTCACCCTACTACGGAGTGAGTTTAGGAGCTTCGCTAGTACCAGAAAACATTTACTACAAGCAGGCCTCCTTTAACTCATTCCCTGAGTTTCAACGTGGCTACGCTGTGCTTACAGATAAGAACACACTAAGAACTATGCAATGGGATGGAACGTCCGCATATGTGGACAAGATACTGCACATTTGACAACGTTGTCAACGTCTGGTATACTAACTGTGAGGAGAACTAAATGACGTTATTTACTATGTTTTTAGGATTATATTTACGTGTGTGTGACTTTAACTATTGTCGTTCCATAGAGGTAAAGCCTGAAGTTATAGCAGTCACCACTTGTGAGAGTGGCGACACTGAGAACTTGGGTACTATTGACTGGGACGCGGTTTCAGTTACGGGAGATACAGGCGCATTTCAATTCAGCCCGTCTACTTGGAAATGGCTGACTAACCGAACTGATAACGCAAAAGACGCCCCACAATCGCTACAACTTATAACCTTTTACAGATTATGGGATAATGGTTATGGATGGACTCACTGGAATAGTAGCAAAGCCTGCTGGTCTAAGTGGATGAAAATCAATCGAAATAATCAAGCCGTTTGGAGGTAGGGTATGGGTGGTGAGATTTACTTTGTTAATGCTGTAATTTTAATCGCAATCCTCGCAGTAGCACCTATTATAGTTTTTATAATTACTACTGCGCGGGACTATTACAAAAGGAAGTAAGATGGAAGTTTTAATAAAAAATAATATGGTGGCTATCTTGTACGCAAGTAGCCAAGCCAGCGTTGGTTGGGTAACTGATGATGCAATTACACAAGAACAGCGCGAGTCCCGAATGTACGACAAATATTTAATTGAAATGTTGTTGAACAATACCGCTAATGGTGATTTTCAGGAACTAAACTTCGATATTGTCACAGATTACATACGTTATATGAAAGAAACTTATGGCTTTGTAATTCCGCTGTCGGTTGCTTGGGTAAACTTAAACAAAGAATTTATTGTTACCGAACACGAGAATCAAGAGTTCATTGTACACCCAGAGGAAGAAATGACTTTTAAGATTTCATTAGAGGGCGAATGAAGACAATCTATTACTTCACCGCCGAATGGTGTGCCCCATGCAAAAAGGTTTACCCAATTCTGATGGAAATCGCTGAAGAGTATTCCGACATTATAAAAGTGGAGCGTGTAGATATTGAAAAGTATCCCACACTTACCGAAAAATTGCAAATAACTGCGGTTCCGCAACTTGTTTACAATAACAACCGTGTGATGCTTACACCCTCTAAATCATTCATTAGAAAGGTTCTTGAAGATGTTGCGAGTGCTAATTAACGAAACCAGTGAAAATGGTCATCAACATATTCTAAAAGGAACTATTAGTGGTAAGTTACCTAGTGGGGAACCTTTAGGCACAGTTAATTTCTACGTAGAAGTATACGCAGAAACACCTAAGGGCAGACCAATGCACGTAATTTTCACTAGCCCAGACGATGATACCATCTACAAGCACGCCACAATATACACCGAGCGTCTTGACTGGGTTATCGCAGATTTATTCATGGAATTTAGACACCAGTTTGGTATACCGCCGGTAATGTTTTCTGCAAACTACATCGGAATCTACTTGTAGATTTGACATTTATATTTTTGTATGCTATAATAAACGAGTTGAGAAATTAACTCGTGAGCCGGTGTGGCGCAGTGGTAGCGCATCTGTTTTGTAAACAGGCGGTCGTCGGTTCGAATCCGACCACCGGCTCCAACACAACTAGGGAACTACCGAGGATTCCTCGTTAGTTCAGTGGGAGAAACCAACCAGCTATCAAGTAATCCTTGACAACTGATACCATTTTCGTGACGTCACGAAAATGGTCAGATACCGAGGATTCCTCGGCAACTTAATTTATAAACAAGGAGATACATATGCAAGTAGGTCAAGTACTACACAGTACATACTGTGGTAAAAATTTTCTTATCGCCTGTCGTAAGTACAACGAATTTAGAGCGGTTATTTATGAAGATAGACCAGTTACTATTTTACCGCTGATGATTGGTATCTTTGAGTCGAAAGAACTTGCGTGGGATTGGATTGTAGAAACTATCAGAAAAGAATAGTTTCGCCTGCCGATGTGGCGGAATGGCAGACGCTACGGTCTTAAAAACCGTTGAGGATACCTCGTGCGGGTTCGACTCCCGCTATCGGCACCACGGGGCGGTAGTGCTAATGGGAACACACCTGACTTGCAATCAGGGATTTGGGGTTCGATTCCCCATCGCTCCACCATTGGGTTGACTAGGCTATAATTCCGAAATTCCAAGTGGTTCGACTCCACAACGCTCGGCGAATTGGGAAATGATTTTCGGTGATGTGGGTGCAATTCCTACACAACCCTCCAAATTATATAGGAGCAATAATTTAAATGTATATTCAATCAGCAATAAACCCCAGCTATGATTGGCCTGATTACAGATTTTTATACCGGATTATTATATCGCCCTGCGGGTGCAAGACTGGCTACTATTTTAATGGTAAAGACCATTGGACATATGAATACAAGTATGATTGCTTTCAACATCATCCTAATATGAGAGTAATCTAGGGGTCAGTAACTCAATGGTGAGAGTGCCTGTCTTATATACAGTAAGTTGTAGGTTCGAATCCTACCTGACCTACCAATTTAAACAAACTACAGGAGAAATTAATGCCCACAATAGAAAATGTTGCAAACTCACCCATCGCACACAATCCCTTCTCAGTTTCTTACGAAACACTATTTAACGTCACAAGTTACAAGCTAAGTAAGACTGTACGCAATTTACCCAGAATTATTATGGCATACATTACGTATGGTAATTTAACTGGGTTTGGTAACTTAATTCCCTTTTGTCAAGCAGCTCATGAAACCGGTTGGTTTACTTCCGAAAAATGGCTTAAGAATAATAACCCCGCAGGTATCGGCGCAACAAACGATGGTGCTATGGGTAATGTCTGGGATACGATTGAGGGCGGTGTATTAGCACAGTACGCACACCTCACTGCGTATGCCGTTAAAGAAAAAGATTGGACGGTAGCTCAACAAAATATTGTGCGATTTTCTCCTAGATTAGAGATTTTAAGAAAAAACAATCTGTGCGGTATTGCACCTAAATGGTCTGACTTAAATGGTCGCTGGGCAGTACCGGGTAAAACATATGCACAAGCAATTGCAAAAATCGCCACAAATTATTTCTAATAAGCGCGCCAGCATAGCTTAACGGACAAAGCCACGACCTTCTAAGTCGTTTAGTGGGGGTTCGATTCCCTCTGCTGGTACCAACCGCGTCATGCGGTAAAGGAGATTATATGACTCAACCGACTTCACCGATTGCTGCCCCATTCAACGCCACAAGCTATGGCGCAGGCTCAATGGTTGTTGACAAGGCTGGTACAATTTTTCAAGTGTGGACTGGAAGACTTACAAACCCCGGTGCATGGGGTTCTCGTGTGTTTCGCACTGTAAAAGGTGGCAGACCTGAACTAGTTTGGTTTATTGAAGATGCCAACGTCGGGTCGTTGATTATTATCAACAAGCAACTGTTTCTTCCATATCAACCACCTAGGGGTATCCAACAGCTTCAGCAGATTCACGGCTACATTGACTCAGCGGATGAGCCATCTAGTAGCGTAGTGAACGTCGATGAATCTGCATTAAACTCGGTCAAACAAAGTATTGCCGTTGTGCAGACTTCCACAAACACCATTGATTACAAAGCAACACGCGCCCAAAATACCGCCCAAGACGCACAAACAACCGCTAATAAATCTAAAGCTGAAATAACTGCTTTACAAGCACAGGTAACAAAGTTACAGGCTCGCCTAGATGCGCTTGAGCAAACAAGTGCAAGTAAGATTGCTGACGTTGTATGGGCTAAGTTGTGGGATGCTATCTATCTTATGCGGATGGGTATGAACGTAGGTAGTTCAACTGACCCTAATATTAACGGTTGGATTAACGACCTCACAAATTTTATTAAGAAAGTTAAATAACCAATAATGACTAAGGAAAAGCACGTTCCTGTATTTGCCAATGGGCGAATTGGTGACGTATATTTAATGGATTCCATGGGCAGTGATTTGACGGTCGTCAATGCTGCCCGGGCATCCTTCGGGAAGTTTAAAACTCGCTTAGATGCTTCAGATGAAAAGTTGATTAAGTATCTTATCACACACAAACATTGGTCGCCTACACGCCACGTACAAATGCAATTCTTAATTAATGCCCCCGAGTTTGTCGCACGCCAACTATACAAGCACAACGTTGGTGGTACTATCGCTTATATCGACACACCATGGAACGAAGAATCCCAGCGGTATGTTACTGAACACAAGCTGTATGAGCCGCTAAGTGTGCGAGAAAAAGCCGAGAATAAAAAGCAGGGTAGTGGCGGGGCGCATCCTGAAGGCGATTTACTCGCCGAGTCTATGAACGAGCAAAATAAGAAAAGTTTAGCCTTGTACTACGAGCTTATCGAAAAGGGCGTTGCGCCTGAGAATGCCCGGGGTGTACTTCCGTTAAACGTTATGACTACGTTCTGGTGGACAGCCTCACTACAGGCGGTTGCAAACTTTGTAGAATTACGTACTCACGAGAGTAGTCAAGAAGAAATTCGGGTATTTGCAAACGCAATTTCATCACTAGCTTTCGAAGTCGCACCCCGTACTATGCGGGCTTTTCTCGAATTCGAGGAGTAATCTAATGAACTCAATTAAAATAAACGCCCCTCATTTTATACCGTATGTTAATAACTACGGTTTGCTAGAGAAAGCATACGCCTCTTGTAGGCACTATGAAAACGTAATTATAATTGATAATCGAGAAAAACACAAGAATGAACCAGACCCTGCAAATTTAGGGTCTGGTGTTCAGATTGTTACTCCCGTAGTGCATTTAAGCACGGCGCAGATTATGAACTTTATGCTGGCAATAACAACGACCCCGTATTTCACGTGGCAGCATTGCGATGTAAATTATGAGCCTCACATATTTAGTAAGTTTAAAGATTTTGTAGAGTCACGCCGAGGCACTGACTGGGGAATTATCTATACCAATTACGACCTGTTAGCGGCGTTTCATTGTGCGCCTTTACGGAGTATTGGGGGTTGGGACGCGCTGCGCTTCCCTTGGTATTTTTTGGATAATGATATTGCATTAAGATTAATTAATGCTGGTTTCAAAATAGCCGAGCTTACCAATATAGGAACTATTAACCACCAGCACTCATCAACGATTAATTCTGATTCCGAGCGGTCTTACGTGAACTCACTGTTATTTCCGCTGAGTGAATCATTTTTTAATCAGAAGTGGGAACACAAAGAAAAGAATTATACAACAGTTAAGGACTACAATTAATGAAGCATTTTTATGAAAATATTCCCGGATGGTTTAACCCAATTACATACAAGTACATGGCTGACCGGGCTAAACCCGGTGACATATTTGTAGAGGTTGGGGTGTTCAAGGGGCGGTCAGCTGCATTTATGGCAACCGAGCTTTTGAACAGTGGTAAGGGGGTTAACTTTTATGCCGTTGACCACTTTAAAGGTTCGCCAGAACACGGTGACTTAACAGACACCTTACTGACCGAGGCTATCGAGAACTTGCGCCCTGTGCTGGAAGCTGGGGCTGTGGTTATTATGCCAGAACCTAGTTTGAAAGCAGTGACTCGCTTTGAAGATGACGTCGTTGATTTTGTATTTATAGATGCCGCTCACGATTACGAATCTGTAAAAGAAGATATTGCCGCATGGTGGCCTAAAGTTAAATCCGGCGGAGTTCTTGCCGGTGATGACTATCAACCATCGTGGCCGGGTGTCATTCAAGCCGTGTCCGAGTTTTCTGAGGTTACGGGTATTCCTTATCTGCTTATCCACAATACATGTCACTGGTTTATTCTTAAGCCTTGACAAACAAATCGGGGTATGGTACAATGCGTGCAAGGAGAAATCAATGCAGACATTTTTACCATACCCCGATTTTAAACAGTCTATGCAAGTTCTAGACTACCGCCGACTAGGCAAACAACGTGTGGAAGCAATGCAACTTATTAAAGCCATTGAAAGTACACCGACTCTTGGCGGAAAGCCTTATAAGGGGTGGATTAATCACCCCGCTACAAAAATGTGGATAAACTATGTAGACGCTCTCAAGCTTTACTGTAATGAAGCAATTATTGAGTGGATTAATCGCGGGTATAAAAACACCATGTTATTATATCCCGTAGACTATGTTGTTTATCCGCATTGGTTAGGTAATGAGGAGTTCCATCTATCGCACCAATCAAATCTCTATCATAAGTCACCCCACGACTACCCAGAATTTGAAATGGAATTTATCCCGTATGTTTGGAATACATAGACGGTATGTATTTGACAAGGTAATTTGTTTATGGTAAAATAAAGTGTGCCCAAGAACGGGTAATAAATTTTAAGGAGAAATGATGTTTCAACGATTTTTAATCGCACTTATGCTGGTGTTCGTTACGGCTTGTGGAACTTCCCAGCCTAGCACTACGCAAGAAAAACAAATGACGGTTGGTATGGTTTTGGTTGGCCCAATTAACGACGGTGGTTGGAGTGAATCTCACTACGATGGTATGAAGCGCGCTACCGACGAACTTGGCGTTAATTTCGTGTATGCCGACAAAGTAAATCCCGCCGACCGACCCAACGTGAGTGTCGAGCAAGTAATTGATGAACTTATTAACAAAGGTGCCTCAGTAATTATCACTAATTCAGATGACTTTAAGGATGGTACTCGTATAAGCGCACTTGCTCATCCGGATACTATGTTTATTCATGTTTCTGGCGACGACCATCTTACAGGTAAAGCCCCAAAGAACTTGAGCAACCTGATGGGTCAGATGGAATACGGTAAGATGATTGCTGGTTGTGCCGCGGCTCTTAAGAGTCAGACAGGTAAGATTGGTTATGTTGGGCCTCTTATCAACGATGAAACACGTCGCTTGGTGAATGCGGCTTACTTGGGTGCAAACTACTGTTGGACAGCTTACCGTAATGCACCGACGCCTTTAGAGTTCTCGGTTACATGGGTTGGTTTCTGGTTTAACATTCCCGGTGTTACATTAGACCCTACTATGATTATCCAAGATATGGTTTCTACCGGCAACGATGTCATTATCAGCGGTATTGACACCCCGGATGTTGCCACACAAGTATTGAAGTACAGTAAAGAGGGTAAAAATGTTTTTAGCATTCCTTATGACCATCCATCTGCGTGTAATGTCGGCGGTGAGGCGTGTATCGGAGTTCCTTATTTCAACTGGTATCCTGAATACACTAAGTTGATTATCGCCACTAAAGATGGTACGTTCAAACCGGCGTTCAATTGGTTTACTCCGGAATGGGAACACTTCGAAGATATGAACCGCAATGGTGTTGGTTTTGCCCGTGGTTCGGCGTTGACCGATGGTGATAAGCTAGATGAGTTTATCAAGTCTTTGGGCAGTGGTTCAGAAAACTTTAGTCTTTGGAAAGGCCCGATTGATTACCAAGACGGTACGCAATTTGTCGCCCCCAATACTCAAGCAGATGAAAAACAAATCTGGTATCAAACACAATTACTCAAGGGTATTACTGGTAAATCAAAATAACTAACAGAATGGATGAGAGTAGCATATGTCGAGAAATTTTAGCATAACGCACGCGTTTACGTTTAAGGATAACACAGTACCGACGGAGTTCGCATTTGATATTCCCATCAATGGTAGTTTTGAATTTATTCTCATAGACACCGAAGTCTTTCTTTACTGCGAGGGTATCTTAGAAGATGGATTGACTAAGCAGTACGGTAGGGTATTTTTCGAAGGCGATACAATCCCCGATGATTATAAGACAGAAGCAATCTTCCCAATCATATTTGATGAAGGAGAAACGTTATGGACGATAATCGCATTGAAGGTAGCGGAGAAAAAGACCTCTTGGCGGAAGACATTTTAGCATCGCTTGTGTACGCTGACCTTAAGGATTTCTTAAGCACGCTCAGTACTACGTTGGGGTTTGTAGCATTGATTGTTATCTACTTCTATGTAGTCACGAGATAGGATTTTAAATTTTAAATTCTAATTTTAGATTTTATATTTTAGATTTTAGATTTTTATGAATAACAATTCTACAAATTTAGAAAGAGTACAGCAGATGCTCGGACGTTTACAAGAAGAAGGTTACGGGTTTTATTTACAAGCACCGAAAAATGAACCCAATAGCCCAATTAATCCGTTGTTCTTTATTGTCGCCAACGGAGATAAAAGAATGATTGTAGATGGGCGTAAGGAAACGACGGGGGAGTATAATGCTCCCCCCATCATAATTCCCTATTACGATTACCAAATACAATATGACCATAAAGAAGACATACATTACATATACCTGTGGTTGATGCTGGAACGGCGGTTCATTACTTCTTTAGAGCAAAGTACACAATTAAGAATTGTCCGCCACTACTTAAGTAGAGATGGTTATAACCTACCAGAATCACCAGAGAAAATAACCTTATTAACAATGCTAAATGCAGAGTTGCGGAGATTAACCCACGCTCTATATAATAAAAGCAATAGCTAATACAAATATAATAAATAAGATAAAAGAATAAAGAATATAGAATAGTATACCATATAATTGAGAAAAAGTATTGAGGATAAGGTGTGGATAACTATGAGGGGTTTCCTCTATGTATATAGAGTGTTATGAGGGTTCTTTGTAAGTTAGAAAGAACAGGGAGAAAAAGGGGTAAAAATGAGGTGAATATGTAATGCCTGTTTAAGGCTTCCTAATGCCTCAAACTGCCTCTGAACTCAGTAACTCATGACCACATATGTGCCCTAGTGAATAGAGAGTTATCCACAGGTTATCCACATGTTATCCACATTTTCTCTTGAGTTCTGGGGAATTGGCCAGTTCCATTTCGGCAAATTAGTTCCAAAAACGCGATTATACTAGTACGAGAAAAGCGATTATACTAGTAAGGGGTTTTTGGGAATCCACTTTGTCTTCGCGTTATGTGGAAAAACGCACTTAATCAACTTCGTGGCATCGCGAAATTGATGCGTAGACGCGAACTGTCAAGTAATCCTTTACAGTTGGTTACGCGGAATCGCGGGTTTACAGCCTTCATACCAGCAGTCATCTTTGGTTTCTGTAAATTAACCTACTACGATTTGACACCGCCTTTATAATCTGCTATACTACAGGAGCAATAAACGAAAGGTGGTCGCATGATTACGTGGCACATTACGCACATATGGGATTGTTCGAATGGTTGTTCTTTTTTGGCTGGTGTTTTGTAGTGCTTGGATTACCCACTGTTAAGGTAATACACACGTTTGTTATTATCTTATCACGTAGTCGAGGAAACCGGTAAAACTCGCCCTTGACAAACTCTACTCAATCGTGGTATACTGTACAAGTAATCTTATTTAAGGAGCATCAAACTATGTTGAATCGTCAAGAAACAAGCGCACTCATCGAGAAATTGGCTGGTAACTTCATCTGTACCAAGATTGTTGACATTACGTCACAAGGTAATCGTTTCGAGGTAATGAAGCACCACTACGAAAACACCGACATCGGCTGTTTCTATGCGTTCTATCTGAACAGTCTTCCTTGTATCGACAATCGCTTACCACCGGCTGAAGCTCTCATTAACAGCACGTATATTCCGTATCGCTTGCTCTCACACCTGTACCCTCATGCGTCATACTTGTTCGAACTTGCTGATGACGCCTTTTACTTCTATCAGACTTGCGGTGCCCATGAAAACGATGAGGTGTAATGTGTTAATACGACTTGCTAGTAATCTCGGCTTGCTCTTGGTTACCACGTTCTATGATAACGACTATTCAGACATTGATATGTTTACGCTGATTGATGCGGATGGTAACGTTATCTTTGAAACAAACCACTACACACGCTGTTATCAATTCTTACTCACCGCCTATAATAAAAGGATGAATGACTATGCGAACAGCTGACATTGTAGCTAAGGCTCTCAATTCTAATTCGCTTACTGAATGTGGTAAACAGCTCGGGTATTTAGATGAGCATGGGTATATGCAGAGTCTGTTTCATTATCTCACAGATACCCAATTAACGCCATATGAATATATGCAATTTAAGTATCGCACTATTCAAGAGATGGTAGAGCCGAAGAACGGGAAATATGATTCCGCCCAAATACTCGCAATGTTTAATGTACTCATGATACAAGAGAATATCTTTGTTTTTAACTCTTGGTCATCAGAGTTTGAAGACAACACGCTAGACAACGGTCTAGAGATTTTATCACTAGCCGACTATGATAGAAATCACTTCTTAGCATTACGTATCATGGATAAGCGGGCTAGTGAACCGGAGTGGTCGGAGTGGTATTTCTTCTGGGGTGACTTTGATGAGGTGATTAGCGGATTAAATAACGGTATGGTTGCCTGTAATTGTGGTAAGCGTTGGCTGTACTGCTGGGGTGAATGGGATTCAGATGATACAAAATGGGATTGGTCAAAAACATGGGATGGTCAGTATTACTACTGCGAATGTGGAGAACAGATTATCCCGTTATACTAGTAACTCGCGGTTGTGGTGGGGTCTAGATTACTCTAGGCCTCGCCGAGGAACCGGCAGGACGGGGGAGGGGCAGACCCACCCCCATTTTAACCCCCCTCTGAATTGCTCAGAGAGGGGCTTTTTTTAATCCTTATGCTAATCCCAAATCAGCAACTTCTTCGTCGGTCATATCTTCAATCCATTTAATTTCTTTACGTTGCATTTTTTCGTATTTTGAAATAAGTTTTTCGGCTACTTCTATCAATTCGGGGAGATTACTTTGCTCGTACTCGCTCCAATCGGCATACCCTTGGTCGATAGCATCTTGAATGTTTTGCACGCAAATCTGCAAATCGCCAAGAGTATTCTCAAACGCACAGTAAGACATAGTAGCCATAATCTTATTTCTCCTCTGCAATATTAAATGGTGAAGTAGTGCGGGTCATATCGTCGAACACGTTGTAAAAATGCGCCCACTGACCAAACGACGTTGAAGCAGACTTGAAACGTTCCAAAGCGGTCAACAACAAGTAGGAGTTAGACAACGTCTTGAAGTACCAAACCTTCGAGTTCTTGAAGCGTACCAAAATCTTGTTTTCCTCGGGAATGAAGCCGACACGGTCAACAGCGGTCGAACGGTTGTCGTCAATGTTCATGATGATAGTTTGCATAGGTCTTGTTTCACTTTCTGTTAATTAAGATTACTCTGTAAGTATACCACACAACCAATTACTTGTCAAGCCCTATTTCAAAAACAATCCGGTGTTTGTATCAACCAGACCAGCGTGACAATAGATACAAACTTTCTTAGCCACTTGGTTATGCACGATGTTAAACGATTCGGTCTGAATGTAAAATACACCGCACTCATCACAATTATAGAAGTCGGGGTAAGCTTCCTCTTCGATACCAGCCATCATCTCCTGTGTACTGTTACTACCAGAGATTTCATCGAACGCATCAATGTGTGGTTGCGTCCATTGAGAGATGTCGGCGAACTCAATTCCCATCATTGGTACTACAGTACCGTCGGGCGTTACTCCTAGTAAACTACCAACATCCTGATAGTTCTCGTGAAACAACCGGCGCAACTTGTCTGCTAAGCTCATAACGTTTCCTTTCTCTCTTGCTACCTAGGTATTATAACATACTTCCACAGATTTGTACATTAAAATTAGATGAGAATCGCGACCGCGACTGCGGCGCGGGGGAGGGGGTGACCCTGCCCCCTCGAAACCGCGAAACCCTACACTTGCGTGTAGGGTTCTTTGGTCAAGTAGAGATTACCGCCCAACAAAATCAATTCCACACCGTATGAAGTAAGTTGAGCATTTACTTCGGCAAACAAATCATCTGTTACAAATGAAAGCGAATAATCCTGCGTGTCGTTATCACTGATATGATATTTAGGTTTAGCATACTGTGATAAGAAAGAATACAACCGCCACAAAAACTGATGATAACTTAACTTATCCCCGACAATACACAACGTAGGCTCTGTACGGTAAGAATAAGCCAAGTCTTTAATCGTGGGCGTGGTCATTATTTACTCACTTCCATTGAATCAAAGTGTCCGCCGTTGGCGATGAATTGCTTAATCAACCGCTCTTCCGACCAGACAACGTCAATCATCATCATAGCCAAGGCTTGCCAAAACATACCCATGTGTGCATCACGTAACTGCGCCAATCGAGTATCGGTGTTAAACTGAATCTGTTGGTCACTCATACCAAACTTGCTTTTTTCGTCAGATGCCCAAGTGAAGATAGCCTTAATCTCGCCCTGTAATTCTTTGATACCAGCTTCGGTCAACGGGAACAACGTAATCGACTCCTTGGCTTGCTCTTCCTCGTTCATTCTTTCGATAGTAATTGACAATACTTCGATTTCTTCCTGAAGAGAGTGCAAGTCAGATTCCCAATCCTCGATTGCCGACTCGATTGATTCCAACGTGTTGATAGCATCCCGTACTTCCTGTACGCTGATAGCGTTGTAAAGAGTATCGGCGTTTTCGGTAATCCGGCTGATACGTTGGCTAAGTTCTTGAATGCTCATTTGAAGCTCCTTCATAATCATTACTACTCTGTTATTATACCAGAAAAACTACTTCGTGTCAAGAACCAACGGGGCTTTAAACGACTTGACTTTCTCGGCGTGCTTTTTCTCTAACGCTTCCTGCATCTGTGGTGACAGCTTAGACAAGGTGTTCGAGTACACGCTACCAGCCTCATGACAGAAACCAAGCACGTAACAAACCGGCGTCTTGGTGTGAACATCGGACAGCAATTTTGCGTACCAACCGCTATCAGTCAACAGAACCCATTCACCCTTGCGAAAACCAAGTGCTTTAGCGGTCTTGAGAGTCATTGTCGAAAACATTCGTCGCTCCTTGCTATTTCTTACTACCTCTAGATTATACACGATGTAGGTACCCATGTCAAGGGGGAATTACATGAGAATTACATGAGAAGCGCGACTGCGGCGCGGGGGTGGGGCTGCCCCTGCCCCCTAGCGTACAATTTCCACCGCTACAACAATACCGTACTTCTTAAATATTTTTTCTGCATACGCGAACGCGGCTTCTTTGCTAGTAAACTTTTTGTTATTCACAAGATACACGACTTTCATTGCATAATCCTTTCAAGGGTGTCGCTAGTCGTTAAGACCAGCGACAAGAATAATATCACCATCGAAAACAGTAACGCTTAAACTTGGGTCGTTATCACGTCGGAACTGAGCGCAATACTCTTCAATCTCTGCAACAAGGATGTGGTATTTGATGTGGTCTGGTTGGTCTGGAAATGTAATGTCTGCGATAATCTCAAGCTGTTTAGCTGAGGGCAAGACTTGAAGTAAACAAACCCACGCCACGCTATACCAATCAGTGTTCGTAATAGTAGGGTCACCATCTTCTTGAATATAACCAATGTAACGAATAACCACATACGGCTTATTCAAGTGATAACCATGAATACGCAAGCCTTCTTGTAAATCTACCATGTAATTGAACAGCTGGCAATTAGTCTGCATAAAAACCTCCATAAAAATTACTACTCCATAAGTATACTACAAGTATAGGCGGTTGTCAAACGCAATTTTTAGTTTTTCAATTTTAGATTTCTATTTTTGGTTTTTGTTTTTATTTTTCATATCATAGATTTCTCATGTAATTCTCATACTATTTTGTTTTTACTTGTGGTATACTACATAGGTAATCGTTGATAAGGAGATAAAACATGACTCACCACTCAATCTCACAAACGTTCGCCCTTGTATCGCCGGATGCCTTGGTTAATTACTTCTATCGCTCGGATATGCACAAGGTTGACCCTAGCGTGTGGATTTTGTCCGTTGCCCGTAACCACCAAATCTTGAGCGTTACCCGTGTGTTCGATGAGGAATTGTGCCTCGGTGTGGATGGTAATTTGCACTTGTGCATTTACGAACCATTGAAGGTACACAGCACAAAGTTTTTTGTTGTGCGTTCGTTCAAGTATCTCAATGAGTTTGAGCCGTGGGATTATGAAGTAATCAACAAGTTAACGGTGGCTACTCGAGCATTGGGTATGCAGATGATTGATTACATGTTGATTAACACTAACGAAAAAGCCCCCCACAAATATCGCTCCGCTCATCAGTCCGTAATGACCGACCCTAAAGTCCGTGAAGCCTTGGTACTAGTATAACACAGAAAGAAGACACTACATCATGTTTGTTTACAACGTATGGATTATTGATAGCAACGACAAGTTAAAATGGTATACGCAGGGAGATAGCCTAGACTTTGTAGAAAATCGCGCCAAACTATTCAAAGATGGTACAAGTAAAAGTAAATACCGAAAAGTACTGATTACGTTCTGCCCAAAACATTTGGCACAAAACGCCTTTGAAATGCCAGCGTGGGATTAAATAAAAACAAAAAAGAACACCGATTTATTTCGTGTGTTCTTTTTTTTTATACGAGAATCGCGATAATACAAGTAATTCAAAATCGGTCATAATAAGCGATTATACAAGTAAGACCAGCGAGCCACTGAGTGACCTCAGGAGAGGCAGGGGTGAGGCTACCCTAGGGTAAGTACCCCTTGCCTACTTTCTGCGGGGCTGGGGGTGCCCCAGCCCGTCCATTCTACACTTCCAGCGATTCGATTAAATCTTTTCGAACACCTTCAAAGAAAAAGTAATGATAGTTTAATACTGTCTTGACTTCTTCAAAAATAGCGTCGATAGCGTCGGTACAATTATCATCATCATCACACGCAATCAACAATACCATGTTACCATTGCATGACCCGACATACGGCACGGGGAAAAAATGACTGTCAAGTAATTGGTACACTTGGGTTTTGAAGTCCAAGGGTTTGTGGAACGCAGGTGTTTCGATAGGCTTGCCTTCCACTGACCAAGGCTTCATCAAAAACTGCAAAGATACCATCCCGCCATCAATGCCAATAGCTGACAAATCTGCCTTGACTTCGTGATTAAAGGGCGCATTAACCTTCACCGAAGCCCGTGTCACCATGTTGTGTACAATCATCGTAAATCCTCTCACTTCTGCTATATCTGTATTATACCACACTTTAGAGAAAAGTTATATGAGAATTACATGATAAAACGGGGCGGGGGCTGCCCCTGCCCGGCCTCCTGTAAACATTTACATGTTCACAGGAGTGTAAGCGATTAGTGGTAGATGAAACCGATTACACGTGGCGTCGTAAGCTTTGGTAATGCGGACGGCGAGCAGAGAAGGCATTGGGCACACTTTACACGTCCATCTGTTTTTTGATTGGGGCAAATCGTCAAAGATGCACCGCCCAAATCTTCCTTGGAAGGTAAATTGTTTACATCTACCAGCATGGTGGTCATCCATCCTTTGGCACGGGCATCACGTACTTCCTCGGCATTATCGCATGAAGCCATAAACCATTTTTTGAGTGGTTGTACTTCATCATGAGTCCAGCCGTGAGTGTAACCAATACTATTTACATCGTCCATTTTAGCTTGTTCACACGCCCAAACTTGAGCATTTACATAATCGACGCTTGGAGCATCATTATGGAACACGTCGCCCGACACGTGCCAACGAATAGCTTTTACACGTTGGGCTAATTTTACGCCCTTGCCCTTGATTGAATCACGCAATTCTAAAAACTTGCTAACAGCAACACGTAACTTCAGCGCATCGACAACACCAGCAACAGCTTGGTGGATATTAGTGCGCCCCTTTTTGGTATAGCATACAGTTACCCGACCAAATGCGTTACGCTTCGATTTGGCATAGTCGTTCGGCGTGGGGTGAAAAATGCACGACGTCGGACAAGATGCGCCTGTTTCGTTGTAAGTAGCCGCAACACTTTTGTCCGTGCTAAGCTTGACGTCACCGCTATTCATAACAAACTTCATGATGAAAACCTTTCACTTCTCTGCTACTCTTAGATTATACCATAGTTTTACCCGTGTCAACATGAGAATTACATGAGAATTACATGATGCGCGATTAACAAAAAACCCCCGCGTCGGCGGGGGTGGGGGTGCCCCTGACCCCACGCGATTACTTAAAGTTTTCACTAATCCGCAAGTAATCGGGGTCAAGGGTTCTATTTGAATAGTGTACACGAACATGAGCTGTTTCTATTGCATTACCAAACGTATACTCTACATCCATTGCAAAATCTTGGTAATTATCCCACCCAGCACCCAAACGAAAAGACAACAACGTCGGCTTAACTTCAGCACCATTGATTCGCTTTAAAAGTAATTCTACCGCTTCGGGCAAACTGTAACGTGACACTGAACCCACGTGAGCATACATATGCACGGTATAAGCAAGGCGGTACTCTTCTGTAAACTCTTGGTTGTCGATAAACCACTTTCGACGTGTAATCATGCTCGCTCCTTAATCTCTTATTACTTAATTATTATATCACAAATTAGCCTAAATAAACATGAGAATTACATGAGAATTTTTAGGGGTGGGGGTGCCCCTGCCCCGTGGGCAGGTGAAATTGGTGGCTGAGCCAGTAGGAATCGAACCTACATTCTTCCCCTCACGGGTGCATACTCCATTATGCTACAGCTCGCCATGGTGTTCGAGGTAGGAATCGAACCTACGTACTATAGATGGAATTGCGGGTGGCATCACTTCCCCAATCAATTCCCCGTCGGGAATCCGCCCACGGCTGGCCAAACCGTTGCAATCAAATGCCTGCGGATTCCATCCATAGAACCTACCAACCAGCTCGAACGTGGTGGAGGCGGGCGGAGTCGAACCGCCGTCCAAAACTGAGCGCACCACTTAAGGTGAGAAACTTTCACGTCTGTTTATAGGCAGTTATCGCTACTCGTTTATACCCAGCCCTGTCAAAACCAAATCGCCCCCTCATTCTTCTTAGGCTTTACGTCGTTGTTGCCAAGAGCTTGTAGCACGCTACAGATACCGTAAGCGGTAATTATCGCCCGTTGCACCGCTTCTACATCAGAGATTACTACTCCCAAGTCTTTCTCGTTGAGCTTCTTGATTGCGTCGATAGCCACACGCAAATCATCGTTAATCTGTAATGTAATCTCGTTCATCGTGCGCTTCTTTCTACTTACTTAACTATCAGTATTGTACCATATACTAGGCAGGCTGTCAAGTACTTTCTACACTATTTCGAGTTCACTTCCTAAGTACTCGTAGGGCGTGTAGTATCGTTCGGTAAGCAACACCTTCAAATCAAACTTACCCTCTGCATCAGCGTGGATAACTTTTACCTGTTCGTTACCATGCCAAACTATAAGCATCGTCCGACACTCACTAACAGTGAGGCTAATCGTAAACGTGGTAAGACAATCGCCGTTATCGTGCTTCACATCAAAAATCATATTCTTCACCTCAAAAATCATAACTATCTTCCTACTAATTAAAACGTTCCAATGCTATAAAACGCTTCGAAAGTTTCCCACAACGTACCATCGGAGTCGAGCAATTCAAAGTGAACGTCTAGCGTGGTCAAATCGTTGTCTTCCATGTACTGACTAGCGTAGTTGTCACAAGCGTTCCTAAAATCCGCATTGCTAGCAATGTCAAAACCATCCTCTAGCATATACTCTGCGTGCGTACCCTTGGCGATGAATGAGCGTACACGAAACTGAAACATATTTGTTATCCTCACTAACTGACTACTCTAGTATTATACCACAAAAACAATCTAGGCAACATGAGAATTAGATGAGAATCTTATGATACCCACGATACCCAACGCTTAAGCGGGATGTCAATCTCTTGGGCACGTTTGGTATCCTTCAACATCTGCTTAACAATGCGCCGACAAGCTCGCGTTTCGTTCGTGAGAATACTCCCGCCGTGCTTCTTCTGACGCTTAATACGATACCGGCAATGCTCGCACAAGCAAGTAAGAATCTCCATAACTGCTCCTTACTAATCTGTCTATACATAGTATACCACAGTATAAAACAAATTGCAATACTGATTTTTAGTTTTTGTTTTTAGTTTTTGTTTTTAGTTTTTGTTTTTGAGGTTTTGGTTTCGCGTTCGCGGGGGTGGGGCTGACCCTGCCCGCCATCGGGCCGACCAATGAAGAAACCGTCTACCACCATGCAAAGTAGAAGACGGTGTTACCCTTTTTAATGGCACGCTTAGCCGCACAAATAAACGCCCAATCCTCATCCTCGTAATAACCGGTACTATCATTACCAAAGAAAAATCCTTCAGTTTTTGGATAACCGTTATTAAAATACGCTTCCGATAATCGCTCAATCATATCGAGAGTTATGATAAAATTAACACAATTAAAATTATCCGCCCCAATACCTTTTTGTTGAAGGTATTCGTTAGCAAACCAACCATGTAACCGGTTATGCTTACGCCAATATGCAATCTCGGTGCTATTCTCACGTAACGCCGTTGTTTGTTTTTCTGTCAAATCATCGGTATTGGCAAGTTCCACATATTCAGCGTAGTTATTAGGGACGCTGTAAGCATACATATCTAAACCCATTGTGTTGCTCCTATCAATAATACAATAAATTAGAGGTCAAAGTTATAGAACGTGTTGAGTAATTCGTCAAAATCAGCATCCGTTTGTACCGTGTAGATGTGGTATTCGATACCTTGCTCATCCATCATTTTCAAGAAAGCAGGCATATCGGAGTCTTCTTCGAGTAAAGCCCTACCATGCCCGTGCAGACTCCATGGTGACGGCTTAAAGCCAACACGCTCAACCAAGCTCAAATGAACCTCAAGATAACCGTGGCTCGGCGTTTCGTTGTAAATCATCCCGTAAATCATAACTGCTCCTCTACTAACTTACCTATGAATTATACCACAGAATTAATGAGTCTGTCAAGTGCGACTTCGGTCAAAATCGGCCATTAAGCAAGTAATTGCGCGATTAATTTTACAGAAAATATTTTAAGGATGCTGGGGAATCCGCAAAATCTAGGGGGTAGGGGGTGCCCCTGCCCCGCAGGTGTAAACGATTTACACCTGGGGTTATTCTTCGATGGCTTTGAACATTTTTTCTACAAAATTATTTACAGCGATTTTTGCGTGCTTGATTACTTCCTGCTTATTTTCGATGTTAAACTTGGGGAAGTTTCCCTGAATGTTAATAATTTCGTCTTCCTCGATACCCTTGCGAAAAATATCAACATCAATCATAATTACACCGAAAAAGTCCACCGCCACAACCTCGATTTCATTGAAACCGTCGTTAAAATGCGCCTTATGAAATACCGATTTGTGTTTTTCCATTGCGTTAAATCTCCTATATAACTTGCGTCGTAAAAGTGTCAGTCGAAACCTTGTAAGTGAACTTACTGTAGAAATTGGTATTTTGCCCACCACAGCGAATCCGAGCAATTCCGCAATACGTATCACTGTCTACCTTGAACACGTGAAACGATTTGAGAGTCTGACCAAAGAACTTCATAGCGTGCCGGTCGAAATAATGCCCACCCTTGGCAATTACACGGCGTTTGATGTCATAGATGGTAAGTCGCATGGCAAAACCTCTCTGTTAACTTGGTACTCTCTGATTATACCATAGTTTTATGCAATTTAGTGTGATTTTACATTAGAGTTAGATGAGAAAAAAGCGCGATTCTCTCATTTGACAAACCGGCTCCGGCCGGGGAGTACCTGCCCGCGCCAGCGGGGGTGTAAGGCGTTTTTTTTTATTTTCTATTTTTTACAACTCTTTTAATCACTGTATAAATGATAGCCACAAAAAATAGAATAACGTGCATTTTTATACCCCGTTCAGATAAGCGATTTTTACCTCTGCACGGAGAATCAACGCATTACGAGAAATCGCCCACTGAATCAAACCCTGACCATCATAGACCGCCAACGCTTGACTACGGTGTAAATCTTTAGTGAAAAAAACCTGCTCCCGATTATCAAGCCAACACACAATCTGAAACACAAAGTACTGCACCCGTTTGCGCTTACGCATAAGACCTCCTAATTAAAGCGGATAATAAGGAACAAAGTGAACACGAAAAGAATTAACACGCCCATCGTATTACCTCAATTCTAAAAAGGAAGGTCGGACAAGGTGTCCAAACTGTCAACAGGAACAAATACCGGCGAATCAGTCAAGACCAAATCATCGGCGTTCAATTCCTCGAAATCCCAGACAAAACCACGAACGTCGGACGTGAACTCGCTCGGCTGACCGAACAACTCATCTTGAGTCATCAAACCCCCCTCTCACTTGGCTACTCTGTAATTATACCATAGTTTTATGCGATTTTACATTAGAATCAGATGAGAGAATTGCTCATTTTTCTCATTTGACAAACTGCCTCGGGCGGGGCACCCCCTACCCCCTGCGGGCGTGTAAAGAGTTTACTCAACCCTTTACACATGAATCCCAGCGACACGATACAAAGCCCGTTCACCGGCGATGTATACGCCGTACTGCATAGGAACGCCAACCCCCCGACTGTAAACCGGCTTGATTGTCATGCGTTCCATATGCACCACGGTCGATTTTTGCCACAAGTCACCACAAACCAGCTCCACAGATAACGCCTTAATCTGCTTGTCGGTGTAAGGAGTTTTCTTGAACACCTGAAACATAGCCGTGGTAACCGTGGGCATATCGTCGGTATACCAAGAATCGGACAAATCCATCAATACAGCGGACTCGATTACTACACGGGCTACATAGAACATACTAGCTCCTTACTATTTCGACTTCGTATCTTGGGCGGTTGCGACTTTGGCGACTTCGGCGTTACCAGCCAACAGGGCGACTCCCGAAACAGGATTCGGCTTGACCAACACCGGTTGGCGCATACCGCTCCAAAACTGCTTGGGGTCGAAACCGGACGGGTGACCATAGACTTTGCGACGCTTGACCATTTCAGCCCTCCACTAACTGACTACTCTGTAATTATAACACAGTTTTTGTCGATTTTTGCCGATTTTACATTAGAATTAGATGAGAGAATAGCTCAAAACTCTCATTTGACAACCCCGCTCCCGCGGGGTACCCTCTGCCCGGGCCGGTACAGTGTAAATACTTACACATACCGCCTAGCGAGCTACCAAAAACTCCGCCCGACGATGAAACCGAGGGATGATGATAACTTGCCGTGTACCAATCTCACTTGTGACGTAAGCGGTAACAGTCCGAGCATCATCCCACTTGGCATCACTCACCCAACCAGCGATAGCACGCACCTCACGCATAAGGAACAAGAAGTCGGCGAACGTTTCAACGTCACGGTCGAGATTCCAATCGACACCCTCGAACTCAAATCGGGCGGTTACGTAACTGCTCATAGAATCCCCCTACTAAATCGGCTACAGGTAAATTATACCACAAAATACTAGTAAGTGTACATTAGAATTAGATGAGAAAATTAGCCCAAACTCTCATTTGACAAACCCGCGTCCGCGGGGCACCCCCTACCCCCTGCGTGGGTGTAAAGCGTTAGAAAAGTTACCCCTTGATTTGCCACTCGCCAACGCTACGATAAGCGGTGACTTTTGACGTATCGTTGGGGGTAACCAGCACGATTTCGACACGGGTCGTGCCCATGGTGTCGTGCATCTTGTCCAAGCAGGTGATTAGCGCATCCCAAAGACCGCCCACAGAATCAGACTCTGTAGCCATGGCAAACATACCGAACTCATAGATAAGCCCGATAAAGTCATTTTGAGCCGTGGCGAAAATCGTGTGGACTTCGTTCAACTTGGTGGTCATAGGTCAAGCTCCTTAGTGGTCGGCTTAATTCAATACCCTAGTATAACATGGTTTTGGTGTCTGTGTCAAGCGCAATTTAGATGAGAGTTCTCTCATTTGACAACCCGCTGCGGGCGGGGTAACCCCTACCCCTTAAAATGTAAACAATTTACACTTTAAGGGTTCCGAGTTACATAGTGCGAACATCTTTGAGCAGTGAGAAACAGCTCTCCAAGATGCCGAGGATAAACCGCCCCAACGCACCAAGCAAGCGAACAGACACAATCAACACCTTACAGACCAAGAGGATAGGAAACATGAGGACTACAGCGACGGCACGGGTGGCTTGTGAAGTGAACATTGAAAACTCCTCGACTAACTTAACTCATGTCCTGATTATACACGATATTTATACCCGTGTCAATGACTTTTTGCATTAGAGTTAGATGAGCAGGGCGGGTAATTCTCTCATTTGACAAACCGCCTGCGGCGGGGTACCCCCTACCCCCTGCGGGGGTGTAAGGGGTTTAGCGATTTAGTTGTCAATAATTACAACTTCATCGCCATCCTTGACCGCCCGTGCAACAGAGGTACCGCCATCGGTTTCGAACTCGACACGGATTTTAGCCTTGGGCAAGTGGAACATGATTTCACCACATTCCTCGGTGACACGTTGACGAAAGCTGTCCATCTGACGCCCCGTCGTGATTTCGGTTTCGATGCTGATTTGGAACTTGCGGTCGGCGAAAATGGTGGCTTTGACTTGCATGAAAATCTCCTTATCGCTTGCTACCCTGTAATTATACCATGGATTAGGGCAAGTTTACATTAGAATTAGATGAGAGATTTTGCACATTCTCTCATTTGACAACGGGCTTCGGCCCGGGGAGTATCTGCCCCGCCGGGGGCGGTGTAAACCTTTTACACGTCGATTAGATTCCTTCTTCGCAATCTTTTTCGACGTTTTCGGCTACCATACCAGCCATCATTTCCTTTACAACGTCACGGATAATGCGTTTTGCCACAGCAATAACCTTTACACTATCGTTAACGTCGAACTTGCGAACACGGCGCGCCCCGAAAAAGATTTGGCTATCGTCCTCGAAAATACCGTCGTTTTGGCGAATACTCACGTGAACGGCGACCTTTTTCTCTTCCTCGGAAGCGACAACAACAACGTCCTTCCAACCGCCACACACACGGAACACGTGAACCGCCTGCTTATTGACTTTGTGCATCGTAAGTCCTCCTTCATCTCTGCTACTCTGTAATTATACCACAAAAAATACGCAAATTAGATTAGAATTAGATGAGAGATTTTCTCGATTCTCTCATTTGACAGGTTCGCGAAAACGGGGGAGAACCTGCCCGCTGGCCGGTGTAAACCCTTTACACCGTGACTACTTGCTGGCGAACAGGTCTTTCCACTGCTGGCGCAGTTCGAAGTGCCACTCCCACAGGCTATCCGAGGAACAGCACTGACACTGTACAGCCCAAGCACGTTCCAGCTGTACGGCACTGCGACGCAGTTCACGTACCTGTCGGCGGTGCTTAGTTTCAGCCTTCTTACGCTGGCTACGCTTGACTACGCCCTTAAACATAAAATCTCCTTACAATCTAGTGGTCGAAGTCGCCACGGGTGCGGGCGATGCGAGCGAGGGCGATTTTGAAGCGACGGCGGGTGGAGCGGTGGAAACGCCAGACGATGAGGTCTTTGGGGTCGTTGTGGTTCATGGGGATTTTCAAAGTAAACTCTCCTTCAGCTGACTACCTCCAAATTATAACAGATTACTAGTACGGTGTCAAGGGGGAATTAGATGAGAATTAGATGAGAAAAATGAGGGATTCTCTCATTTGACAACCCGCCTGCGGCGGGGCACCCCCTACCCCCTAAAGTGTAAACAATAAACCCGCCGATTACTCGACGGGTGTAAATAGTTTGGCTGGTCTGTTCCGGACTCGAACCGGTCTGCTACTCTGATAGAGGTTCTAGAATCTATCAGATTTACCGTACCCACGGAATGGATTAAGTAGCTATCAGTCCACAAAAGAGGCTATGTAGAATGAGGGTTGAGTGCGGGCTGTTACCTACGTAAATGGTGCTTTGACCATAGCTTACGCCCTCATTCATCTTGTAATAGAATTATAGCGCATAAACTCACCGCTGTCAAGGGCTTTTTAGATGAGAGTTAGATGAGAGGATTGGGCAATTTTCTCATTTGACAAACCCGCTGGCGCGGGGCACCCCCTACCCCCTTGTTGTAAACTATTTACGGCGATAAATATTGCGAACCAGCACGTAAATAAGCGCAACAAAAAATAAAATTGTGTGCATGGTTTTTATTTTTCGATTTTAGATTTTGATTTTTGGATTTTTGGTTTACGCTTTTTCGAGTTCATAACCAACCGTGTCGCATTGTCAAGGCAAAGCTCACAACCACAAGTGACGGAGTTTGCGAGCATAAACCGGCGATTTTTCCGTTGCTCGGCGATAAATTGTGCCTTGGTCATTTCCTCGAAACCGTGAACACGTAACCAAATCTGAAAAATGGTTTCCAACACAAGACGACGGGCAAAATCTGTCTGATTCATGAAAATCTCCATGCAAAAATGACTACCCTCAAATTATAACCGAAAATGCCGGATTTGTCAAGCCTACTAGTAAGCGGATTTTTATGAGAATCACATGAGAATCTTGGGGCTTGACTTTGGGCATCTCGCACTGTAAACACTTTACACGGCCCGGGGTGGGGCTGCCCCTGCCCGGGGCATTCGGCGTTGGATTTACGATTTAATAATCGCCCGCCCTAATACAGGCCTATACAATACTTACTAGTAAGTATTAATTGTAAATTGTGGTACCCCTATCTGGCATCGAACCAGATTTGATTTAACCATTGTCTAGAATAGTTAAATAACCGCTCCTGATAGCGTAAGGGCATGAGTTCTGGGCTGTGCTAGAATCGAACTAGCATAGGTTTAGTCAGTTTCTAGAATAACTAAACCGCTTTTGACCTTAAAAGACAGCCCCCATCTAACTCAATAATAGAATTATACGCTATATTACTAGTAAAGTCAAGGGGTATTTACATGAGAATTGCATGAGATTTGTATGAAAAAGCAGCGCGTTTTTGTTTTTGCTTTTTAATTTTCCGCTTGACAACCTGCGAAAAATCGGGGAAGATACTCCCCGCATTTGCCTACATACTAGTAAGGTAGGACAACGCGCTAGCTTATCTACTAGTAAGGGGAATTTTGAATTTTTGTTTAAGCTTTGGCCTGAGTGCGGGCGTTCGGGGTAGTGCCACGCTTCGGCGTGGGGCTACCCCAAAAACACCGAAAAAAAAACACAAAAAAAAAACACAAAAAAAAAAACACAAAAAAAAACACAAAAAAAAAATGAACCGGTTCATATCGAACCGGCTCATTTTAATTTTAGATTATATACGGTATTTTTTGAAGTATTTAAAATCCTCATTTTGCGATACAGTGCCGTTTTTAATACACTGTTTCATATTCCAATAATTGCTGCTTGCATCATCGTACAATTCATCATAACAGCCCCTATCCTCATGCCCAGCGCACATCGAGATGCAATGTAGTGCATATTGCATATCTTTGCGTAATGAACGCAGGTACAGTACCACTAACATTACGTGAGGAATAGCCCGTTTAAACTTGCGTTGCATGTATCACTCCTTCATTGTAGGGGCTAGTCATTTACTAGCCCCATACGTTACTACTGTTACTAGTCGTTCATCATATCGTCATAAAATGACGTCACATCGTACCACCAATTGCGAATTGCGAGGTCAGCATGAAACACCCCATACAACACTGCCATAAACCCCGATACCATCGTAAATGCGATAATGTAATCTAACACTGTATCACTCCTTCATTGTAGGGGCTAGTCATTTACTAGCCCCATACGCTACACTACTAACTAAATCTTGTAATCAATACCAACGTGATTTGATTGCAACCATTGTACATCAATTGGTTCGATATACGCTTGACGCAATTTATTACACACTATACACTGTGGGGCGATATTGTAGGGAAGGCTAGGATGAAATACCCCGCCATATACCCTAGGAAAAATATGCCCCAAGCTTGCAATCTGTGTACCGTGTAGGGCGCATTGTACCATACCACTGTGATATGATGCGATACCGTACCCGTGTCGCACGATGTACGCAATCCGTTGCGTGGCGTTCTTGACCAAATCGCCGGTATGCACGTAGGCATGGCGACCGCCAAACATACCGCCCGATGGTAGTGCTATTGGTAGCATACCCGTGATGTAATCACGACAATCTACCATATTAACGTTCATCGGGTCAGCACTAGAGGTTACTAGCGTATAATACGTAATAACCGACACCGTCTTAAAACTTGACATAATAGTCACGTCCTCATACTACTGATTACTGTCACTGTGACGTAATCTACGATACCATTGTACACGTCATACCATTTTGGGCGAGGTGTACACCTCCAATCTAACATACTGTTATTCGATTGTCAAGTTACACGGTTAAGAATTGATAGAATTACGTCGGTATCGGCGTTGCGTTCGTTCAATTTTTTATCTTAACCGTATCATCTAATTTGATGATGATGTAACTATAGCGATATGCAAGTGAAAAATCAAATCTACAAAAAAATTCGTATATATCGCATTGCAATGCGGTAAATCCTCGATTGACTGTAAAAAATATCAATTACTTTTTACACCTCGGAATCGCTGTTTGGCTCTGTTATGCCTAAAATTGCCTCAAAACTCGTTAAAACTCGTTTTATTGTAAATAATTATGTTTTTTGGTGTCTGTATCATATCTATATCACGTATATATACATATATAGCATACGTCAACGCTAGCATAGCTATATGACTCTGTGGGGTATCTAAAAAATCGAAGCCGACCCTATACACCGCAGGTGTACACACATACTCAGAAATTTTAAAAACAAGCTCTTTGGTTTATAGGTTAACATAATAAACCCGATAGAACTCCGATGTAACCCGATAGAACTCCGATAGAACAAAAAAAAACGAGGCTACCGAAGTAGCCCCGCGTTAATCTGTTGTTACCCTAACGTTATTATCCTAACCAAGCCCAGTCCACACGCTCACATGCCCACACGGTACTGCCCTTAGTAAGCTGCCAACCAGCCTCGGTGTACTGCAATGTAGCCACGAAGAAATCCCACCCGAATTCTTTATCAAGATTTACCACGCGCACCAGTGCCTGCGTATTATGATAGACTGTCGAGTCTATTGGAGGATTCTGCCGAACCCAGCGCAAAGTAATTGTGTTAATCTCGCTTGTCATGAAAAAACTCCTTGCGTAAAACCGTGATAATAATATAGATAAAATAGAAACAAACAAACCCACCCCCTAAGAAGTTTGTAGGGTCTATGAGCGTTAAGATAATCGCTGCTGAAATCGTGTATTTCGAAAGGAATAGGGGGTACTTCAGCAGAAACAGCGGGGCGGTAGTGGCATCTGGTACTACATCATAAACTACGGTATAGTAACCAGCGACCCCAGCAAGCCCAAGGGAAAGGAGTAATAACCCGTAAGGGTATAAGAATCGTTCTTTTTTTCTAAGATAAAAGTGATAGGCTCGGTTAGCGTATTTGTTATAGTCAAATCCTGTGGCTGTCCGGCCTCGCCAGTTTCGTTCCAAATGCTTACATTATCCTCTCTAGCAACATGCAGTAATGGGGTAGAGTGTTGTTGGAATGTATGGGGTAAGTTCATTTTTCGTGCGAGTTCCGCATACCGTGACGCAAGGTCACACCAACCACCCCCATACACTCCATACGCCGTAATTAACTGATACTTATCAGGATTACCAAGATGCGCGTTGAATGACCACGTTTCTTGCGGCGCAATAGTTACCCGCTGTAACACGGGTAACACCACGTCGATATTCTGGTCGATAATAGTACCCGTAGGTATTGTTGTTGCAGAGAAGTATTTCGGTATCGGAATAATCAGTGCGAACAACAATACCACGAAAAACCCGTAGTTAATGTAGAATAAAACCATCTGTAATGGTGAGAAAGACGTCCGGTTCTTCATTGACAAACCTTTCCCAGAACACGGAGTCAAACCTATCGACTACAAAACATTCTTTGCTGGCCTGCGTTGTATGGTGATAAACTTTATGATTCCCGTGTTGATGTATTTTCATTATCAACGCTCTTACGTTTTTTGGAGGACGATTTGGATTTGCTATTACGTTGATATTCACGCAGGGCTGTAATTCCCTTGCCAATGTAGGTTGCGGGGGTGTTGTCTGCATTAAAAACCTCTCCCTTTACATATAAAGAAACAATCTGCTTTTCTCCAAACATGTCGGTTACTTCGTAGTAATTAATCCCGCTGTCTGACATAATTCACCGCTACTACCACGCAGTCATCAACTAACTGCGGTGGGGAAATATCTGTTACCGTGTAGGTATTGTAGTTGGCCAATATCCAATTGTTTACCATAACCTCTACCTCGCGAAGTATCGGTTCTACTGTTGCATGGTTTGCCGTATTATACTCATGGACAAAATAAATAGTGAACATAAAACTCCTTTTTTTTAATGCCCAAGCATCTCTTTGATTATCTTGCGCTGAACTCTATTATACTGGAATCCCCCGAATCTGTCAAGGCGTTCGCGTATTCTCCCTGCAAGGTAATTGTAATCCTCGCGAGAAGACACGTTGCCTACCCAGAATCCATTCTTTTTTGTTCCTACTACCTCGTGGGCAGTACTGCAATCCCCGTATAATTTTAAATAAATGCCATCAAGGCTGTTTTCGAAATAGATATGTAACCAGCGCAATGACCGTAACAACACGGTTAACTCTGCCTGATTACTATCGGTAAGACCAACCATGTCGTATTCTTGATGAAACACGATGTTTGATGGTTGTGGGCTGTCGATAAACACCTTGAAACTTCCGTGTATGGTGCCCCCGTCAAAATAGGTATGAACGGTTTTCATGAAAATAAACGTTCTACGGCGGAAGCAATGAAAAGGATAGTTACACCGCCGAGTAAGAACATACCGAGTACAACGCCACTAACGTAAAAAGATTTTTTAAGAATAGATTTATAAGAACATATTCGCGTTGGGTAAATGGAAGCTACAAAATTAGTAAGGAAAATACCAACCCACGCACAAACACAACACAGGATTACGTACATAAAACCTCTTTTAATAAAAATGAGTGGGGTGAAATTACTTCCACCCCCAGACAATTACCGTAACACTAGTTTACCACAGAATTTAAAACTTGTCAACCCTGTGCCTGTGTAACATTTACCTGTACGTCCATCTGTTCCGGCTTTGTAATATCTAATACGTTCTTTACGGTATTCGAGTCCATTTCGTTAATTTGCTGAGCAATAAGTGTTACTGCTTGATTTAACAAGGCGTCTTTCGGGTCTGCAAATGCGTGCAGATTCAGTACTCGGAAAAACGTTTGATAGACTGTTTGAGAAATAGTAAAGATAGTGACAAAGTCGGTCAATAAGTTTGTACCAGTAAGGTCATTATTAATATAAGCCGTTAAGCCTGCTGCGGCAGCAGAAAGCCCTACTGCCATAGCAAACTTGTAGTACGATGGCCACGTAACGTCTTTAAGCCATGTAATCACCACAGGAATAATCACGCCGGTGAGTATTTGAAGGATAAGTTGGGCATTGTTCATTTTATTAAAATCCTCTCTAGTTTGTCTGTTACTTCGCGCAGACGATTTTCTAGGTACTCAATGCGGGTAAGCATTTGAGTACGTTCGCTCTCCATCTGTGCGATTTGAAAAGACATTTGTTGTTGTTTTGCGAATTCCTCACGGTTGGTTTCCATGAGTTGTTGATTCTTTTGCATTAAATCTTTGTTTTCTTGTTCTAATGCGCTAATTCTGGTCGAATGGTGTTCAATAAGCTGTAGCAGGTCTTCACGTAAGTCGGTTTCGGCTGTTTGATTGTTTTGTCGCAATGCGACCATAGAGCCGATAAAACCTGTTAATAATCCCACGATACCACTTACTATATCACTAACACTTAAGTCGTTCATTATTACTCCGGTGAGATTATTGTGTTACTAACAACGAGGTATGTACATAACCTAATCCTACCAAGTACCGCCACTTATTATTCCCGTCAATGCTCTCACCCGTAACAACAGAATGGTTAAATCCAAATACGCAAAAGTTATTTTCAAGTACTGTCACTATTTGTGAGGTTCTTGATGGTAATAGGCGTACATTTGTCCTTGCTGTTGTCTTGAATAACGTATAGGGTGCTGGGTAATTCATAGCCCAGTACTTAAACGCTTCATCGGTTACACCCGATGGGTCTTTTTTCCTTCCGGGTGGGTAAGCGACACCTCGGTGTGTCACAAGCTCCAAACCGGGGTGCATACGGGCTATGCCAGTAATAGCTTCCCACATGTACCCCGTCCATTCACCCTCACCCGGGCTGTAGTGTACCTCTACCCCAATGGCAAATGGATTTGCGTATTTTATTTGTGTTGTGTAGCCTGCGTGCCATGCGGTAAATTTCTCAGAGTCAAGCATTTGAATAGTTCTCCCGTCTTTACTAACAATGTAATGTGCGCTCACATCCTTTGAGTTTAGTAAGTAGGTAAGTTCGGCTTCAAATGCACTGCCCTTAGCCCCGTTAGTCGTATGAATAATGATGCTACTGTACGGTTTGGTTGCCGTTCGGCGTTGGTACCCCTCCCCCGACGGGTTGCGGTTGTTCTTCTGGTACTGCGGTTGGACTATTAGTTTCATCCATACCTCCTTGGTTTTCAGTGTCTATCTTATCTTGCTCATCTTCATAAGTTGACCCGTAAAGCTGAGCAATTGTATCTTTACTAATTGCACCAATCTGTTGCGCTTGTATAGCGAGCTGTGTTAGTGCGGTAATATCTTGTAGGGCGATTGGGCTAAAGAACGGTTTTGGATACCACTCGAACTGGTTCTTTTCCGCAATCTCCTGATAGAATTTTTCAACCCAGACAATAATAGTTTCACGCATGTCGTTTAGCGTACTAATTGGCCCCAAAGAACCACTTTTATTTGCGTTCGAGTTACTACGTAAAGATTCCCCGACGGCTAATATTCTTGGAAATCCAAGAGCCAGAAAAATATCTGCATTCGGTTCTGAGTATTTAGCCTCACTCATCAACGCTTCAATTGGAGGCATAACCCACCCAATTTCAATTGTATGATTAGTAAAGAAGTTAAACACACGGTCACCAGTAACTGCCGCTTGCGTAAGAGCTACTTCTGTTGATTTAATATCGTCATCGGTAGCGGGGTACTTATCAGAGCCGATTTTTACGTGGCGTAATAGTTCGCTAGCACGATTCGCAATACTTCTGTCCATTAACTTAAGGTAGTACTTATGTTGTAATGCAAACAACGCATTCTGCAAATACGGTTTTGGGTAATCCTCGTAGGTACGCAATCTACGGTAAATAGGGCGGGCGTTTTCTAACAGAAACAGGCGTTGCCCTGCTTCCACGGCTTTAATGTAATCCGGGAATTCGCGCTTAAGTTCTTGATATGCCCTTGGGTCGCTTGAACCATCGGAACGTTGCCCTTTGGTAATAATGAAGCTAGCCTCATCCGGAGGTACACGCAGGTAGACCGAACGCTCAGTACCTACAGGTCTTTTACGTAATTCGATAAATTCCGGATTACGAATCCAAAAATTTGCCGGAAAATACACGCGTTTTCTTCCGAGAGTGTCATCTACTTTATTGCCCATTATTATGTCATAAGTAAGTTCTGGTACGACTAGCCCATGCACAAAGTACTCGAATGCAATCAGCTTTAAATAAGGCTGTATATAGTCAGCAACCGCGTCGAAGAATTTGACGTATTTTTCGAGATTATCTTTATCTTTTCTATTACGCAGTTTTGTAATTGACATGTCAACCATGCGGTCAATTACTGTGCCCACAATCGTGTCGTTATCATAGAAGTAACGACAAAACTTAATAAGTTCTTGATAAGTATACTTTTTTGAATTATCAAACGGTAATAGTTGTGGGTCGTAAAACCCTGCTACGTATTGGTTGTTCACAAAGAACGGTGATGGCAAGTACGCAGCAAGGGCTTTGCTTGATGGTTTTGTTGTATCTGTAGTCAATGTTACCTCTCAGTCGAATTTAAGGATGGGCGGGCTAATTTAGGGGTTGTATCCACAAGTACAATACGCTCACGTAGCGTATAGATAAAACAAAGATAACTAGCATAAATATGGTCTTCGTCGCTTGCCCCAGAACCCCGTTCACCCATAATAAAATAAAAGTCGTTTCCAGTTGTTCTTCTTTGCCGTGTTAGTCGTTCTAGTTGACTGATTCCTTCCGAGTCTAACTCAGAAAATACCATAGCCCCCTCGCTGACCATACGTGCAATTTCTTTGGAACCCCAAGAACGAAATACCTCAGTCAATTCCATATCGTCAGTTCTACCGACAGATACTTTCTCATTGAACAGCACGGGAATAAGCTTATTTGCATACTTAACCGAAGCAAACTCAGGTCTACTCGTAAGTGACTGCACTATTGCAGCACCACCACCACCAGCACCAACGTCAATACCTATTTTACTAGGATTGTAGGCTAGTGTCAAGTAGTGAATAATTTTCTCTTGTTCTGGGTAGTCTATCTTCGAAAACCGATAACGGGCTGCCGAGTAGTACTTATTATTCCGGAATCCAATCACGTTAACGATTGTGGGGTCTGAAAATCCTGTATCAATACCAAAGATAACAAAGTCGTAGTTTTTACAAATTTCTTTATGTATCTTAAGCATATCTTCAAACTTTTTACCCTTGACCTTATCATTATTAGTGAATCGGTAGGAATAAAAGTCGTAAGGTTCTGTAACGAAAGAATCTCTTGGAATAACTTGGAATGATGCCGAGCCATGACGCCCAAGCACCAGCTGTTGAAACGTATCTTCTTCAATACCGCCATATTTACGTAGCGAGTCATTCCAGTCGTCTAATGTAAAGTATGGGTTATTCGGCGATGGTATTCTGTACTTTTTGTACTTCGGCCTGCGTACATCCAAGTCATACAGCGTGCTATTTCGCAACCCATTGGGCACACCGTAATAGGTTTCTTGTACTTTCGGCTCCCACGTGTTTAAGGTAGGCTGTAATTGTTGAAACGCCGTTATTGGGAATAACTGCATCTCGTCACCGCCAATTTTAGGAATATGCAAACCAACCAAGTTATTACTTTCACGGCTACCAGCGATACGCGCATAGAAGCGGTGATTTCTGCTACCCATCTTAAAGTCAAGTGTTCCTTTTGAACGGTTTACGTTATTATTCAAAAACTCCTTAAGCATTGGCGAAGAAGTAAACTTCAGAATAATGCGGTCGAGTAACGGCGTTAATTGATTTGTATTCGGTGTTACTAAAAGTTGTTCTGATGTCTTAGGAAATTCTAAATCACTATTGAGAATCTGATATGTTAACATGTCTTCAAGAATAACCGAATTATGCACGACAACATAATCTGAAATATATGTTTCATCTGTGTACACATGCACTGCGTATGTTGGTAAATTGTAATTGCGTGAGGTCTTTTTAATGATAGGTTCCCAGCGTACAATTTCGGGTGGGTCAATGTCACCAATGGATACTTTAATACCCGGTAATTTAAAAACGCTCCAAAACTGCATAGCCGCCGGTTTATCTAATGTTTCGAGTAACCACATGGTATCATCGAACTTGTAACGATATTTACCGCCCTTACGTGTATCTAACATTGTTAATTTTGTAGCAACGCCAAAATACAACAGAAGTTCTTGAAAATCCCGTGCGTAGCGTTCGTTAAATATCTCTACGCTAAATTTATCCAAAGAGTGTTTACCGTATTGTGCAAATACGGCCTCGAGAAATACTTTAATGTTTTCTAGGCGTTCTTTCTTCAACCAGCCTAGGTTAGCAACACGGCGATTATGAGCCGCCATAGTACCAGTTTCTCTCCACAATTGTAGTAAGTAGTGGCGGGTCTGACCGGTCTTAATCCGCTCTAAATAATATTTACCGTCTTCAATACGAGTGTTTAAAAAGGTGTTTTTTGCGATAAATTCAAGCTCTTCTGCAATTTGCTTATAACGAGGCTTGACGCCAAGATAACCACGTAGTTTGATTGTATTCAGCGCATCGTAACCCATAAGACGCAACTCAAACCAAGAAAAAGTATTGTTTGTACAATGCTCTGTGGGAAGCATATTAACAACACCAATTAAGCTGCCTATCTTTAAATCACCTGCTACAACAAACCCATCTGGCGTTAGTATCGGGTGATTATGCGTGCATTCAACTACGTGCCCAGAATTTGTGTAGTACTTATGGACGCGTGTCCATTTATCTTTTGTAATTACCGCACGTCTTTGCTCCCACTTACCCTCGACAGAATACGCATACGTAATAAAAGACTTATTCTTTAAATGAAGCAGTTCGCTAATTGTTTTAAAGCCGTCTGCCGTAAATATTTTTGCGTTGGGTGGTTGGCACTTACCAATAGCACGTCCCCCTGTGACCACAATATGTTTATTTTGGTCGGTCAGAATCTCTTTTTGATAGGGGCGGTGCTTAAACTCGTCTGCGGGCCAATTGTTTTTATTCATGTCAGCGTTATTAGTCGAACGAAGAAATTCATTTAACCACACAGGGTCTTCAATTATTTCTAATAATGCTAACTCGGAACTATCTAGTTTCTTCTGTAGAGCCATCATCATCCTCAATTAAAAATACGTCTTCTTCGGCTTCCACAATCGGTTGGTCTGCATTCTTCTCGGGCTGCACGACTTCGTATATGTATTGCTTTCGCCAGCGGTAGTCTTTGATGTCAAAGAACACACCCTCACGTTCAGATTTTCGCGCAGCAATTACCCGCTTGTTACACTGCGAGCATTGAGTTTCGAAATGAAACGCTGTATGCTCCATTACAGGTGAAAAGCGAGCCACCAAAATTTTGCAGTCTGGGCAGTACACTTTTATGAGGCGTTTTTCTAAAAAGTTTTGAGCGGTTACTTTTAAATCCGTGATATATGATGCAATGCTATCACTATTCTCTGATTTACGAGTCTTACGGTCTAAGGCTAAGGCGCGCTCAATTTGTAAACTACGCTCAATTAAATCGCGCATTGCATTACTAAGTTTTTGAATGTCGGTGATGTTATCAACTCCCGAAGATTCGGTCATCTTTAACATGTCTTTCTGTAAGAGTTCGATAATAATTTGGTTATTAATCAACATATCCAAATTAGCCTTATCGTTTGGAGAATTTAACGTTTCGATGTCGTACTTGTTACTGTATTCTTCCAATATTTCCTGAAATCTTGATTTTCTAGCCATAACTCCCCTTAAATAAAAAAATAATGGTAGCTACAAAGCAGAAATTGTAGAAAAACTACCTTAAAACTACTTCGTAACTACCAAAAAACTACTTCACTATTAAGTTATATTTTGTGTCACCGTACTGGGCAATAACCACTAATACAGTCAGCATCTAAGTCGCCATCCTCTTCGATTTGAGCAAACTCACGCTTGTTCAGTTCGGTAGTGATAGTCTTCCACGTAATGTGGTCGAGAGCATTTTTCCGCTTAAGGTAATCGTCCTCGTTAATTTCCTCGTAAGGCATTAACATATAGGCACCCGTATTTTTAGGCAAGAACGACACGCCGATATAATTTTCCCAGTTATCATAAATAAGGTCAATTAACTCGTCTACCTCATCCTCACTAAACGTAATCGTAATTGACGTATTATGGTCAGTCCAATCGTTTTGAAGAATTAGGTAACGCCGTAACTGAGCCACTGCGGACTCGGTGTTTGCCGAACGAGGTGCGCTCGTTTTAATCGGGAACTCAACAACCCACGTCTGTGCTGTATCAAGTACCCGCATCTTATCGAAGTAAGAAAGCTTCTCAAAATCATGCGGAGCCATCGTGGTTGCCTCAGGATAAACCGGATAACCAATAGCCAACATGGTTTTGGCAAGCGGGTCAAAACTTGAGATACGAACACGACGAACGTAGTACGGTGCGTATGAGCTATGACCGCCCGAAGACACCGTGGGGAGCTGGGCGATTGTACCGCTTGGCTTTACGGTCGTTGTCAACAACGGGGTCGGGACACGCATTTCATAGGCATAATTACTAGCGGTTTGATTTGCGATTGTGTTAATTTGCGAAAGAAACTCACCCAACCGAAGTGTGGTTGACTCTTCCCCATACATAACAGGGACACCGCTATATGGTAACGTGGTGTCACAACCGACAGCGTCCATAGCTTCAACATACCCTGTTAATGAAACACCGATAAGCCGGTCGCGTTTTTGTACTACGTCCCAATGAGGAAGTTCCAAAGTAACATTTGTCATCCGCAACCCTACACGAGCGGCAAGGCGAATAGCTTGCGCCAAGCTAACCATGTCAATGTACTTACCGGTAGCATTCTGCTTAACATAGCCAGCGACGTTAACCTCACTGAGATTACAAACACCGTTATTTGCTAAGAGAATTTCACTGCAAGGATTAGTACCTGCATAGTAAGGGCGTCGTTGAGATGCGGCTACGGCATTGATAAAACCCGGCTCGCCGTTGTTAATAATCCGATTAAAGATGTCTTTAAGCTGTTTACTCGTTGGTTTTTCCGTAAAGTAAACCGAGTTATTAGACATTGACCGGTATCGAAGGTCTGCTTTGTTTGGGTCACTCCAAAGATTTAACTTAGCGTCCATTACGTCTGCGTCATTAATATCAAACAGAGTAATTTCGCTAGAACGGCGCACACCACCAACTACGACGCACGAACCAATAATGTTCATAATGTCCATAGACTGTACGGTATCCAACGTTGTTTTACCACGGCGAATCACTTTATGAATCTGTGTGAACATGTCACGCAGAGCCGTGTGACCCGAAGCCCGCCCACCAAAAGTTTTAAGCAACTCCCCCTGAGGGCGTACATTATCGTAGTTAATCATGATGGATTCTACTTTGGTATCGCTGGTAAGCGCATCAAAATAGCATTCAAGTGACTTAACCCAACCCTCTTTTGAGTCACCGACAATGATGTAAACACTACCCGATTCCTTGTAAATTTGCGTATCTTCAATACGTGCTTCCTTTAACTTCGGGTGATATGGCTTATGTGCGATAACCACGTCGGATTGGATTGCGGGCAACTTGCTAACGTCTGAGGGGAGTACTCGAAAGCCAACCCCGGTACCAAGCATCATAAGATAAAAAGCGTCGATAAATGAACCGAAGTTATCAACTACCGTAAACGAGCAGTTGAAGTTGGCTAGAGGATATTTTTCAGCGGCTTCAGTACCGCCAATCCACATCGTTCGCCCCGCGGTGAAGAGGCGTAGGTTAAACATCTCATGGAAAAGTTGCTCAGCCTCTTTGCAAAGGTTTTCATAACTATCCGCCCCAACGTACAAACTCAGACTATAATTTACGACACGCTCAACTGTTTCCTTCCAATGCTCGCGTCGTTTTGCTTTGGTATTCCAGCGAGCGTAAGTGCGGAGGTAAACGAATTGCCCTAGAATATTTGGCCAATGCGGATTTTCCGGATAATTTGCTAGAAACTCATCGCTAAGATATGTTTTCATTATTACTCCTATATTTATTATTGTTCGTTTGCGTCGAACAATTCAGTGTACGTAAAGTTCTTAAGGCGATTTACGGTTGCTTTCATCATAAGGTCATCTTTAATCATTGCCGTTGCCAGTATGCGAAACTTCTGTAAAAATAACGCACTGTCTTCGCAATTGTAAGGAATCTTTATAGTATATTTCTCAGCCTCGTCCAGCTCTTGGTTCGAGGCAATAAAATCAATACTAAACTCTTTGGCGGATGCCAAATAGTCAAAAGAAATAACGCTTACTTTAAAAGGCTTCATCGGTTGTCGCCACTCCCCGCAATTGCCCCACGAGATTTACGACTACTCAACTTTTTGTAATTAAGCATAATAATATCGGACAAGGTTGCCCCCAAATCATCGGCGGTAGCCGCAACATACCAAATAACGTCGCCCAACTCTGAGATTAAATCATTGAAAAACTCGGGCGTCATTTGCCCGTCCATATCACGAATAAGTTTCTTTACCTTACCAGCAACTTCACCAGCTTCGCTGGCTAAACCAAGAACGGGATAAATTAACTCCGCCTCTTCATTATAAATTTTAGTAGAGCGTACAAAGGCGTGGTAGTCATCTAAGTTAGTAAGAGTCATACTGTTATCATTGTTGTCTGTCATTATTTTCCCCATTTACCCTTTCTTAAAATCAATGTAATTATAGCATAGTTAGCGAGGTCTGTCAAATTGTCTTCAATAGACTCAAAATTAGGATTAACCTTACCACTAAACTTACCCGTACCAATATCAAAACCATAAAGATTCATAAGGCGAGCAGTTTTATCCCAAATACGGACAATAGCTCCAAGTTCTCCTGTACCCTTCATATTCCATTCTGAATAATCATTCATTTTATCTTTATGCAATTTAAGCATACCTTGAACAATTCTTTCAAATTCGGCGTACTGTTCTTCAAACTTTTCATCTTTATAAGCGTTTCTTTTAGTAAACTCATCTAAAAGACTATAATCATACGCTACGCCCTGTTTAATAGTACCCTCGCTAATAGTACTTTCTTTAACATCACCATTAGTGTACCAGCTAAGTCGTTTTAAAGATTCCGTAAAAGAATCATTATCAAAAATTTCGTTGTTTTCCATATATATTAATATTATAACCTTTCTTTATTATTATTATATTATTATATTATTATATATTACTAATATATATAT